ATACCGGGGTTTGCCGGGGTTTGTTGTTCAACAACCTTCCGCGTCACCGTTGGTTCAAAGATGACGTAATAGGCTTCCATTGGATCGGGAGGTTGTTCCCAATACAGTTCCCGCGTCTGCCAGTCGGTTTGCAAACGCCCAATTGGCTGGCCGCTGGCTCGCTCCTGTTCAGCAATAGACCGGTTCCAGCTAATTGCAGCTAGCCGGTCGTACTCGGCTTGGGATACTCCCTGCCGAACGCCTTCGTATTTGCGCTGCCTATTCCGTACCGTGATTTGGTTTGCCATTAAGTAAGCGCCTCATTGCCGGGCACGTATGGTTCGCCCCGGAAGTTGGGTTTGTTGCCATAGCCAACACAAGCGGCAACGGTCTTGAAGCAACCGCGCGTAATCTGGCCGGTGTCACCAACCTCAACCGGGAGCTTGCAAGGCAACAGTGTGAACACCTGCCCGGCGCTGTTGCGAACAACCTCGATACGTGTACCTGTATTGGTCCCGGTAAGCCATGTCACCGTGCCCTGTGCGTAGTAGTCAGTTGCCCGCGCCGCGACTTCCGGCGAGGTGAACACCTGATTAGATGCAACCGCGCTCACTGCAAACGGCTCAGTGTGGGCAGCTAGATCAACCTTGCAGCGATGATCCCCAAACCCTGCCCGGCAGTATGCGGTATAGGTTTCAGTAATGCTCTTGGCGATCTTGTCGAGCTTCGGACCAACCGTAAAGTTTGCTGCATACTGATTGGTCAGTCGTACCGAATTGATTGCACCCAACAGCAATGATACGCTACCAGCGCTCAAATCCTTGTAGGAGATCGCAAGCAACTGAACTATGGCGTTGTCGTAAATGCCGCGCTCTACCTTCTGGTAAGTAAAGACGGTATCATCCAACAGCACAGAAATATCAACGTCTGAACTTAGGTTGTTCGCGACCAGCGCCGTTGCTGACGCGCTGAAAGCTTCCGAAGCGGAGTAGTTGTTGCCTTCAAACACCAGATCAGAATGGTGATCGGTAAAACGCAAAACAGTGCCGTCCGGGGCGGTAACTGCCCACAGTCGGCAGAGCGATGTAAGATCAGCGCTAAGGGCAGCAATCAGGGCAGGGCTTGCGTTCTTCACGGGCGCAACTCGACAATTTGAATGGAAGGCTGTTCACCTTCCCTAAACGTGTTGAGCTTGGTGTTCAATTGGTCAGTGTCGAACCTTACCGGAATGTCGTATTCAAACGACGCCAGCACGTCTAGGCCGGGATCGGTCGGGAACTCCAGCACGCCGTTAGCTTGCAACAGGTAATCAGTCGTCAGCACTTGGTTGACATAAACCTTTAGTGTTGCTTCCAGTGGATAGGCCACAATACGCAGTTGCGGGTTGACCGTGTCAGCATAGACGCGGATAAGCTGGCGCTTCGTTGGTTCCCCGGCGATAGTGCCGACCGGGTCAAGCTCGACCTTGAAGTCAAGCCAATTCTTGAACCTAAAGCCGCGTGCCCGGCCACCGCGTGCGATGAAGAATGAATAGACTGCTTCCATCTCCGAACGCTTGCGAATGCCGTAACCGATGTTAAACGACGACAAGGGCACGTCCCATTCTTGGTTGCGCCGTTCCCGCCCGCTGACCATGGTTACAACCGTCGTCCGGAACTCAGGCCCGCCCATGGCACCGCGCTCAATATCGACGGGCAACCGTACGTCATCAATCATGACTTGTTCCTTATGCTAGCGCCGCGTGCGTCGTTGACGCGAGTTGCTGACGCGACAGGCGGAAGCTATCGGCATCCGGTGTCTGAATGTTGAAGATGAAGATCGGGGAACCTGACGGCGCGGATTGATTGCCCTGCATTGCCGCCGCCTGTTCTCGCTGTTGTGCCGGGGTGAGAATGTCAACCCGTTCGCCCTTGGTAGCCCGGAACCCGACATAGTTTTTATCAACGCCGCTTTTGCCGTTGACCATCATTGAGCCGCCCTTATAAAAGCCGGGAGTTTGGTCCTTGCTACCTGCGCCGGGGCGTGCTCCTGTGAAATTGTCAACTGCGTCTGCTACCGAATTTGAAGCGCTAATAGCTGCCGAGATAACCGACCCGATAGCAGACAATGCCGAGCTAGCCCAATCAACGATTGACTGAAGCGTGCTGATGACGGCGTTAGACTGGCTTTCGGTTTCAACCAGTGCGTTGGTCAGTTCACCTGCCGCGCTAGCACCTTCGCTAAACGCTGACGTTGCCGTGCTGCCAAGTGCCTGAACGCTTCCCGTTGCCGTACTTGCTGAATTGTCAACCTGAATTAACGCGTCTGAAACCTGCAACGCTGCCGCGTTACCTTGTTGACCAAACTGGACAAAGCTATTGGCACTTTGTTGTGTCTGCGCGTTGAGGCCGATAAAACTACCGGATAGACCTTCAACACTAGTTTTTGTTGCTCCTGCTTCGGTGTTTGCTTCACCAAACATCTTAACCAAGCCTTCACCGGTCGCCGTAGCTACGTCCTTTGTCGAAGCAAGCGAGGTGTTAAGGCCGTCATTGGCTGTACTGGCTTCACCGATCTTACCAATCCAACCGCCGATAGCCTTGGGGAGATCGTCGGACAACCATTTAACAAACGGTTCAAGCTGACCGGTGACAGCAAGGAACACCGCCCCGAGAGCGATGACGCTGCCCACAATTAGCAGCAGCGGGGCGTTGGCCGCTGTGATAGCCCCCGCAAGCGAAATAAGCGCCCCGGCGAACTGGACGACCTCGCCAACCAGTTTGACCAACTGGACGGTCGCCCATGCCGCACCAAACGCCGCGATAAGCGGCAGGATGATATTGAGGTTGTTGGCAATGAACATGATCGCCTGCGACAGCATTGCTGCCGCACCCGACGACTGTTGCGTAAACGCAATGAACTGGTTGTTTAGAACCGTAAGCGCTTGGCTGATTGTGGGAATAGTCCGGTTAAATTGTTCATCCATAGACGTCGCCAGTTCAGCAAACGCCGTGCGCAAAACTTCCGTGGTGATAACACCCTGCGAAGACAGTTCCTTAAGCTGGTCAACACCAACGCCCAACTGGTCGGCAATCGCTTGCAAAGCTTCCCTTGGCAGGTTTTCCGACAGCGAGCGGAACTCGTCGCCCATGAGACGGCCAGACGTGAGCGCCTGACCCAACTGGATCACGATAGAGTTGACTTCAGCAGTAGACCGGCCCGCCGAGATAAGGGACTTGTTCAGCGTTTCGACAAAACGCAATACCTCGTCATCACTAGCCGTCTGCATAGCCTTGCTGAAACGAACAAAACCGTCCGTCGTTGCCTCGACACCTGACCGGGTGCGATTGGCAATTTCGAATAGTTTTTGCTGTACGTTGGCTTGCCGTTCCATGTCATCGGTAAGCGAACGGATTTTGTTCTGAATACCGGTAAGCGCGTCCTGCGCCTGCACATAGCCTTGGAAGACGAAGATACCACCGAACAACGCCGTAACGTTGCCAATCAGGCCGCTAAGCGTCTTGAAGCTAGCCCCGGTCGCCGCGTTGGCACTGACAACCTTGCGGCTTTCGGTATTGTACTTGACCAGCGCAGTAGACGCACTGGTTGTTGAAGACGTGACCGCGTCCGTCGCCGTAGCAAAAGCTTTTTGGGTCGTTGCTGCCCGGTTGACTTCGTTGCGGAACTCATGTACATCAGACGTAGCCGAGCGGAAAGCGTTCGCTGCCGAGAACTGGCGCAGAGTATTACGCAGCGTGTCTAGCGCAGTATCAGCGGATAGGGCTTGCGTTGCAATCTCGCGCAATGAACCGGCAATCTTGCCGTCAATCGCGCCTTTGATTGTGATTGTAATTGTCTCGTCAGCCATTGACCCCGCCTATATAACCGGGGTCATTATCCCCGTGCCGCCAGCTTACCGGCCAATATAGCCCGCTCAACAAACCCGGCAGGCGCTTGCGACGAACTGCCTTCGTTAAGCTTGCGAATATACGGGACGCTATTGAAAATGACTAGGGCGTTTGAGAGCTTGCCCGCCTTAATGGCGCGCTCAGCGTCGGCTAGGGCAGTCGCGAGGCTAGCGGCGCGAGAGGAGCCCTCCGAGCCCACAGAATGCGGCTCAATGGGTGCGCTGGGGTCGCCAATGCGCCAGTTGGACAGGGCGCGCGTGGTATCGACCGGCGTTGACAGCAGTAGTTCCCGGATGACGGCGCGAGCGATCCTATCCCGGCGCTCACGGTACAGGTCTTGCCCCGCGCTGTCAGCTAGGCGGTTGAGCCGCCTAGCCAAAGACTGAAGTGTTGCCACCCTAAGCTTTCGCCTTTTTCAATCGTTCCGGGACAATAGCATTGTCAACCCGGAACCCGATTTCAACTAGCCAGTCTATTTGATCCATGGTGAAGCCGTAGTGTCTGCCGTAAGCAACAAAGGCACTCCATGGGATATAGGAGGTATGCTCCCGTTCACGATCAAGCATGACATAAGCCGTTGCATAGATCGTGTATTCTTCCGGCAGGTCTACCGTGACTGGCTGCCCGTACTCTTCAATAAAGGCAGTATCCCCGGCTTGAATGGCCTGCTTTAGTGCCGCCGTTAGGTGTCGGTTTGTTCCGAATGACGCTTGTACGGCGGCGACGACTTTTTTGCTGCCGCATCAAGCTCCACCGCGCGGAAGTTCGCCAGCTTCTTGGCTTCCTCAACCAAGATAAGGTAAAGGTCGCCAAGGTCTTCGAACAGAGTTTCCGCGTTCTCCACGGTGAACGGGATTTCCTTGCCGGTTTCGTCCTGCACGTGTTCCCATTCCAGCAGAACGGTTGTGCAGAAAACCTTGCGCATTACCGGCCCGGCGACAGCGTCGGTCAGTGTGTCAAGCTCCATAGCCTGACGCAGTTCCTTGGACTGCTTTTCCATTGCCGCTTGGTACGCCGGGTTATTCTTGCCCATGCGGGCCATCTTGAACCGGGGCACGGTGCCGTTTTCGTTGATAACGCCGGAAATGTCGAACCACTTGCCGTCACGCTCGGCATTCTTGTTGGTTTTGAACGTATCGTACAAACCCATGTACTAAACTCCATGAAAAAGAGGGGCCACCGCTAGATGGTCCCTCTTTATGCCTTACTGTGGAGAGCAAAGCAATTAGTATTCGGTCGCCTGCTTCGGCATTGCCACTGTGGGCAGGTAAGACCAGTTGGTATAAAGCAGGGTATAGCCGTTAGTGTTCTCAGCGCCGAGCATTTCCAGCGGAACACGGATTTCCTGCCCGGCCTCGACCTCGACACTGCCGCCACCAAGTGTCAGCAGCGGGAAGTCATAGACGAACCCGGCATTGCCAGCCGCGAAGATGAAATCACAGGTAACGTCCGCGTTGTCACGCACTGCCTTGGTTGCCGCGACCGTCGAGAAAATGGCCGTAAGCTCGCCGCCAGCATCGAAGTCACCAACGTTAACGTCGATAGCGCCGAACGTGCCCACAGCCTTAGTCGGCGTGACGTTGTTGTTGATCGAAATAGTTGCTTCCGTCACATAGGCAAAAAGCGGGGTCGGGCGGGTCGTGGCCGGGTCAACGATAGCCATACGCAGACGAACCACGTTGTTTGCCGTGTTGATAGCTGCCTCGCCGGGTGCCGCGATGAACGTGCCGGGCTTGCGACCGACTGCACCTGAACGTTGCTCGCTGTCACCCGACACAAACGATACGTCTGCATTCAGCTTGGCTTCCTCGCCTTCCGGCAGCGGAATGTTCAAGGTGAACTCGTTGGCAACCGACCGGGTCAGGTATTCCGATTGCGTGCCGTCCGCATCCTTGCCGAGAGTACGCTCAAACTCGAAATAGCGAGTAACGACAAGTTCGTCCTCTTTCTCGTTTTTGATCGTGTCGCCGGTATAGATGCGAATGGTCTTGCCGGTGCCGACTTCAGCAACCGGGGTCCACGTCGTCTTGTCCAGCGTAATCACGGTATCCGTGATGCTGGCAACGCGAGCGTAACCGCCGTTGTTAGCAAAGGCGTTGGCCGTGACGTCATCGCCAAGGTAGAACCATTCGCCTGCAATCAGTTCGGTTTCCAGCCAGCTAAAGCCGGTGCCGCCTGCCGAAGTTGCGCCGCCAAAGGTAACATCAGCATCAGACGTGAACGAAACGCCGTTGCTGTTGGTGCCCTTTATGCGCGCCGTAAACGTGACGTCGTCAGCCAGCGCCGAAGCAATGAAGCGTGGATGCGCCGGGGTGCCGATGACATTGCCGTTGATGGATGCCGCAACGTTCGTCGCCGTAGCGTTGACGTCCGCACCAATCAGAATGTCATACGGGTTAACGACAGCCGCCGCATAGGTGTATTCCACGCCGCCAATCGTCAGGATTTCACCCGCTGTGGGCAGAGTGTTGATTGCCATGGTGTTGGTGGCCGCAACGGGAGTAGCCGCAAGCACAAGCTGGGGGATCAACCCGGCCATAGTGATGGACACCGCCGCCGCGCCAAGCTGCCAGCCGACGCCCTTGATTTCGACGCCAGCCGGGGCAACTTCGGTTGCGAGATTGTCCGTAACCGTGATGGCTGTATCTGACACCGCCGTGATAAGGCGATTGCCGTTGTTCAGTGCGTTGACGAACCCGGCGACTGACACAAGCATGCCTGTACGGAAACGAGACAGGCCCGACGCCGCTGTATAGGTGTCGCCCGTGGTATCCGCCCCGGTAATAACGACCGGGTCGCCATTGAACGGATTGGTTTGCGGCTTCTGCCGGGCGTCGGCAAAAAAGAAGCCCTGCAACAGCCGGTCGAAGTTGGACTTGGTGTAGTCCTGATTGAACCCGCCGCCTGCCGTGAGATCGGTAGGAGTGCCCTTCTTCCGCTGCCGGGACGCCGAAAGCGGCGAACGCGCCGTAGTCGTCAGGGTCGCGCCGAAGTCGTCAAAGCTGTTCGGTTCCAGTTCAAACCACGTCGGGTTGTAACCGTCATCAATCAGATTGGGGAGCCGTCCGCAAATGGTTTCCGCGAAGGAAAGGCCAACACGGTTACTGTCAATCTTGCGGGGTTCGCAATTGTCGGCCATGGCCGTTTCCTTCTTAGGTTATCTCGTCAAACTGGTATTCAAGGGCCACGTTGCGCCGGTAAAAGTTCGCCTCGGGCTCTAGCCTGTTTATACGCACATTGCGGAAAATAAAACAGCCGGGGAAGGCTGGATCACGAAAAATACTCTGCACATACTCAGCGAGTTTTTGCGCCCGGTCATTATCTTCGACACTAGTACGCAAAACCAAACACTGAACTATAATGATCCCGTTATTTTCATAACGTTGACCATGTTCCCCATTACGCAGGGAAGCTTGCGGGTTGGTGACGCTATCCATTACGAACCGTGCGCCAGTCTTTTCAAACTTCTTCGCAAGTTCAATGTCCTGATACCGCAAATCAGGGTCAGGAATGCCCACAATTGCCGGGACGTTCGCGTCCCATAGCGATTGCAGGTGATCGGTGATGATGACGTACGCTTCAGTAAAGGTCAGGGCCATTTATCCGGCGAACCTCAGATAGTATAAGATCGGCTCGACCTGATTTGGGGCCAACAGGTCAATTCCGTTCTTTGGAAGAATGCGCAAGGCCGGTTCCGCGAACACATTGCCAACGGCAACAAGGCCCGACAACGACGGCGTGAAACTAATGTTCCCGGCCATCAGCCCGCGCTTACCGCCTGACGGCAATTCCGTGTCGGCAATCATGGATAGCAGCGAGGCAAGGCTTTCCCGACTGGTGTTGGTCAGGAACAGGATTTTCACTGCCGCGTCGGACGGCGTACCGGCCACAGGCCGCGCCGGGGAGCCTGTAGGGGTGCCGGGCTCGCGCCAGACGCAGTCAGCCCCATATTGGGCGATCAGGCGGCTGGCGGTGGCAATCTGGCGTTCGAAGGTCATGTCAAACCCGGTAGGTGCGCAGGGACATGCCGCCGCCAGCCATCCACGGCGCTAGCAGGGCGTCAACCAACGGAACTTTCGGCAACTGGCCGAACGTCTGCAAAGCTACCGCTTCGGAATATTCCGTTTCGATAACGTCAACCTTTTCACGGGTCACAAAGCCCGTAGCCGGGTTGGTTGTGGGCAACAGGTCAACGCCGCTGTTCGCGACCAAGGCCAGTTCCATTTGAGCCTTGACGATGTTGCCCGGAATTTCATCGTCAGGGAAAGCCGTTTTGCCGCCTTGCGGGATTGCTCCCGTTCGCGGCCATGCCAGCGTTTGCACGCCGGGTTCGACCAGATCGCCAGCCCATTTGCTGTCATACATGGTCAGGTAGTCCATGGCCTTGATCGCCAAAACATCGGTGGCATCGGTATCGGCCAGCGTCACGCCGCGTGCTATCGCATAAGCGATAAGTTCTGCCCGCGTAACATAACTGTTAGCGCTGCTTACAATGCTGCCGTCTTCTTTAATCAAGGCCATGGTTTAATCCTTACCAGCCGGTCGCCGGGGCGCGGTTGGCGTCAAGCCAATCCTGCTTTTCGACAACCTTCATGGTTGCCCAACCTTCCGGCGCTTCGCGACCGTTAAGGCCCTTTTCGCCGTCAAGGTCGGCATGGGTGGCAAGGGTCTTGTAGTCGAACGGCGTGTTGCCGTCGTCGTCTTCGGCGGTGCCTTCGGCGGTGCCTTCGGTCTTAGCCTTGGCCTTGTCACGGGAGGCGTCGAAACCCTTGGGCGCGGTGTCGGCAACGGGCTTGCCGTTGTCTCCGAGAACGTTGCCTTTGTCATCGGTGCCGTGCTGTGCAGCATAGTCGATGACTTCACCGGCATTAACCTTGCGCAGGTGTTCGCGAACAGCACGACGCTTATCGAGTTTGAACATTGTAGTTCGTCCTTTTGGTTGTGCCTTATGCTGCCGCAATGGCCAGCGTATAGGCGTTGGTTTTGGAGTTACCAAAGTCGTCGGTGCCGATGACACTGAACGACGCGGTAGCAGCGGGACCGGTCGGAGTACCAGACAGCACACCAGCCGACGAGAGCGACAGGCCAGCGGGCAGAGCGCCGGTAGCAACGGAATACTTGGCACTGCCCACAGGTGCCGACAGGGCAAACGTGACCCCGGCATGCGGGGTTCCGATGGTGCCACCGGTCAGCGCGCCAGCGCTGGGGGTCATGGTCTGCGTGACCGTGTTTTCGGTGGTGATTGCCCGCAACCGGCGATGGTCTTTGCGGGTCTTGATCAGGCGTTTAGTCATTTGGCTTTCCCTTCGAAAAAGCCCGCCGCCGTTTCCGACGACGGGCCAGCCGTTACAATAGTGCCGTAGCGGTAGCTACCGTTACGCCTTCGACTTGATGAAAGCGAACGGTGCCGACTTGCGGGGAACCACGCGGTTCCAGTGAGCGGCAAGGCGAAGGTCTGCCAGCGTCGGGGAGAACTCAGCCAGCGCCGCACCGCCTTCAACCCACGAGAACCCAAACGGGTGCAGGAGCCAAGTCTTGCGCTCCCAAAGGGTTTCTTGACCACCGCCGTTACCCGCAGCCGGGGTGCGGTCAACTTCGGAAGCGACACGCGGCACGCCCTCACCGTAGGCAAAGGCATGGCCTTCAAGACCGCCGAAGGCAAAGGCACCGGCACCAAACAGAATGGACGTGTAGACGCCGCCGCTGACCGGCATCATATCGTCAACGATGACGACACGGCCCTTGTAGGTCGGGACGGTAAGCGCGCCTTCGCTGTCCGGAATATAGACGATTTCGTCATTCTTGACCATGCGAGCCATGATCATGGAATGGACGGCAATTGCCCGGAACTGTTCGGCACGGTCGCCAGCGGTGTAAGCCGCATCAACGAACGCATCGGAACCGAACAAGGCATCGTCACCGGCATTGCCGGAAATATCAACGACCATGTCGCTGCCGTCGTTGGCAACGTTGTCGTTGAGAACGCCGACCGCCGCCGCAATCACACGACGTTCAAACTGGCGGGTCCAGTATACGCCGAAGCGGTTGCGGATATGCTGCATGGGCGAGGAGCCGGTAAGCTCCTGCACAAGGTCCATGTCAGAGTAACCCTGATTGAGCCATGCCTTGCGGTAAAGCATTTCGCCCGCATCGACCTTGTTCGGGGTCGCCATGTCGGCGGGGTCGTCGTTGGACATGTTCGGTTCAATCTCGGGGTCAAGATCGTTCCAGAACGGGAGGTGCCCAATCTTGCCGCCGCCCGTGGCGACGGTGTTGAACACTTCCGACACGGAAACAATGCCCGATGTTACCAGCGCGCTGGTTTCGGGATTATCGACGGATGCGTACCCGTCGTAGATATCGTAAACGATGGTATCGGAAAGGCGAACGGTCGCCATGGTTAAGTATCCTTGCGGTTAGCCGCGAACAGCGATGCCTTCACTGCGAGCCTGCGCCTTATAGGCTTCAGGGCTTTCGCGGTGAAACTTCACGCGTTCAGCTTCGGTCATTTCGGAGATTTTTTTACCAGCGGCACCGCCGCCCGAACCGCCCCCGTTGCCACCGGCACCCGATGCGTTCGACCCCTTGACAATAGCCGCAAATTTCGGGTTGTCAACGAACTCTTTCTTAAGAATATCGATTGTCATAGTAGCCGACACGTTGCCTGCCGCATCCTTGATCCGGGTCACACCAACCGCCCCGGAAATGTCCGCGTCAAGACGGGCGGCGATCAGCGGAACCAGCAGTTCCGGAACCGTCGAAATCTCAGCGGCCAGAGCTTCAGCCTTGCCGTTGATCAGCGAGTTGACAGCCAAAGCCTTCAGGCGTTCGACTTCGGCATTGACCGTTGCCAATGCTGCCGTGTGTTGTGCCGCAAGGGTATCTTCCAGCGTCTTCATGTCGCCGGCCTTGCGAGCGGCGGCACGGTCGGCTTCATCCTTGGCGGCCTGCTCGCGCCGGGTTGCTTCGTCCTTTTCGGTCTGCAACCGGTTGCGTTCAGCTTCAAGGGTGTCCGCGCGCTGCTTCTCGCGTTCCTTGGCCGTACGCAACTCAGTTGCTTCGTCAGACTGCAAGAGCCAAACGCCGTTTTCTTCCTTATAGTGCGCCTTGTCGGCGTCGGGCAGGGTGTCGAACTCGTTTTTGACCGTGATACGTGACTTGAGCATTATGCTACCTCAGCTAGAATTTTATTCAACTTATCGCCGTATTCGGAAACCGTCAACGGGCGAGCGCGATCAAAGCCGGGAAGCTGATCGGCCTTTATCCTGCCGTCTCGAAGCTCCCGGCCTCGCGTCGGTCCTAGCACATCATCTTGGACGCCGGAAGGCTGACGCTTGATCCAAGTATAGAATGTGGGGATTTCCTCGACGTTAACGATTGTGGCCGGTATGGTAAACGAACGACAATTCCAGTGTGCCGGGGGCCGTGGTCCGCTGCCGTACTCATAGGAAACGCCATTACGCGACCGACAAATTTCGGTTGTGCGACTGTCAAGGATCGAGCACCAGACATAATGTGAGGCCGTCAACCGCCCAAGCTGGAACTGTACCCCGGTCGTGACATGTTGAATGCCTGTCTCGATTGCCGTAGCAAACCGCCGCCGTTGTCGGGCAAGTAGACCGTCCTTGAACAGCAGCGCCCTAGTGCCCACAAGTGAGCGGATGAAGGCCGCTAGCTCGACATTGTCAGCCCATGCCGCACGGATTGCCGCGACCACTGCCGCGATGGCCGCTGTCTGCGCTTCTAGGAACGCATCGCCCGGCGTGACACCGGTTGCGCCCATGGGGTCGTTGAAAATGCGGCTCCATAGCGTATCGCGGTTCATAGTGTTAACCGGGAACGGCTTACCGCTGGCGTCTTGCGTAAGTGCGGCCATGATCCGCAAATCAACGTTCATGAACGCCTTGATTGCTTCCGTAGTCAACTCGATTTGTTTGCCGAAAAGCTTCTTCATTCGCGCCGTTACGTCACGGGTAAGCGCAAGTAAGGCTTTCTTGGTAAGCTCACCCATGTTGTTTAGGGCAAGCTTGTTCAGGCTGATGATGATTGCTGCCGTAATCTCTTCATAGAGAGTTTCGGCGTCTTGGGCTTGCCCGTTCTTATACCCTTCAACATAGACTTGATGACGGGTATAGGCGTCAAAAGTGGTCATTCGTCAGTGCCACCGGTCTTGTCACCTGCCGTGACAACTGGTGCCTGTCGCGGAATTGGGTTGCCCATTTCATCCGTCGTTTCGCCGTCGTCCATTCGCATGGACTGGATTTCCGACTTGGCGGTGTCGTCTGACTGGAATGCCATTTTCGCCCGCTTGGCAACAACACGCATTTCGGTATAGGAAATAGCTTCCTTCTGCCATGCATTGATTGCAGAGTTCAGTTCTTCAGCCGACGCCGTTGCAATGTTGAAATCGGTGTTCAGGGAAAACACGATAGCATCTTTGTTGTCCCCTGCCGTCTTGGCGTCAACGAAGACAGTACGTTCCCCGGCGAAGATCGTGCACCATTCCAATGCAAAGCGGTACGCGGCGGAAACGTTGTCCGTAACCGTACGCAAGGTGCTGGTTTCGTTGGCCGTGTCTGCACTGGTTTCAGTGGCTGTGCGCTGTACCTGCTTGGTTTCCACCAGCTTAGCGCCAAGCGCGACCATCTGTTTTTCTTTGTGCTCCATGGCCGCGAACCCCGCCGTTCGCTCTTCCATCTGCAACAGATCAGCAGTGGCGTCAGCCGGTAGTGGTATGCCACCACGTGAACCAAAGTTGATCCGTTTGTTCAGAACCTTTTCATACCAAACTTCAGTCAACCCGGAAACAACAGGGGTCGCCTGCCCGGTGATATAAACGCTTTCTTCGTAATCTGCACTGTTGCGATAATGGGCAAGGTTTAGGTCACACAGTGCGAACATAGGCGGTTCGTCAACTGTGGGGTCGTTATTGATTGCGCCGATAAACGTAAACGGCAATTCGTCAAGCGGCTGACCTTTACTGTCAACCGGGTTGAACGTTTTTGACGGTGCCGTTGGCAGCATGTTGTAAGAAGTTTCCTTCCAAAGCTCTTGCACATATTTGTTGTCCACCAGCCGCAAAACGCGATACTGGTTCGACTTTACAACACCAAAGCCGCCTTCGTCGTATTCCTCGTTGTCCTCTCGGAGAACGACCAACGACAAAATGGTTTTACTGCCGCGCTTGGTCGTGCGCCAGTTGATAATATCGGCAGGGTGGTAATGGTGAATGGTTGGGCGCACAAGCCCATCCATTTGGTCCTTACGGGTCACCGTACCCTTTGTTTCCGGGTAATCGATCAACAGCCCGGCACGACCCTTTGACAAGACCTCGCCTTCCGACTTCTGGCAAAGCTGCACCAGTGACACGCCCGAACCGTCCGCATCCTTCACGACTGGTTCAATGATCGTCGGTACACGAATAATGGGATCAACCTCAAAGACGCTGCCCACAAATCCCTGTAGCGTCACCTGACTGACGTTGTAAAAGACGGCGCGCGTCAAATACGCCGTATAGCGCAATCCGTTTTCGGCGCTGGTATCTTCCGGGTTTGGTTTCGGGAGATATGTTTCCCGCTTATCCTTAACGGCAACACTACCCTTAATGCAGTCGTCAATAAGGTCATACTGTTTCTTCATGTTCGCGACTTCAGGTCGCGACCAGTTGACCAGCGCCGGGGGCACCGTTGATACAGGTACACGCGGGTCGCGCTGTGCCCGTGTGCGGAAATCCGGGTTCTTCTGTTGCTGTACTGGCTTGCGTGCCATGCCGTTACCTCGGGAAGTTGATTTTGATTACCGTTGCCGTGCGGTTATTGCCCTTGAGCACGCGATAGCGGACCATATCATAGGCGTGATCCTCGGCACTAGTATCGACGTCGTCTATTTTCTTCTCATCTCGGGGCAAGATAGGAATGGTCGCGATTGAAGCCCGGCAATTATCCATGAAGTAAATCGCGGGAGCTTCTTTCTTTACTGCCGCTTCCATACGACCACGAACCAGTTCAAGGCCGTTTACGCGGGAGCCCGGCGACTTGATCGAACCTTCCCAATTTATGCCATTGTCTTCAAATATCTTGCCTATGGTGTCCGTGTCCTTTTCAGTCACGTTCCAAATCTGGTTATCAGCCGGGCCGGGCCATACCGTCGATACGATCCAACCTTCCTTGTGCAACTCGGTTTCAATTTCCTTGATCGCGGTAGCAACCTTTTTGGCACCCCATTTCTTACCGGTGTTGGTGCCGATCTTGTCGGAACCGTAGCACTCGGCAATCTGGATAAGGGAACCCGGTTGTGGGCAAAAAGTCGAACCATCTGGCAAGGTTACTTCTTCGCCGTTCGCCTCGGCAAACCAGCCCACAGAGAATGGATGCGTTGACCCCCAATCAAGGGCGCGATCAATATGCCAGTTGGCCGGAACTTTGAACCGGGGCACAACGTGCACGGCCTTTTTCCATACGTCGTCAAACGCGCCACCGGCAACAATGTCCCAATCCCCGGTGAGCCATGCCTTTAGAATGTTCTCGTCAGTCTCTTCGTAGAGCTTGGCGATATACAGCGGCGACAAGTATGGGTTTTCACGGAACGTCCCGAACAAGGTAACCTGAGTTCGGGTAACGTCAATCTCTTCCTGTGTCTTAGGATCAAAAATGCGGGTAGTTCGCCGGACAATTTTTCCGTACGGTGCCGGGTCAATGTACTCTTGCTTTACCCAATTATGGCCGGGACCATACGGGTTAGTTGTCGATACCAGTTCAAGCGGGATCGGCGGCAATGGCTGGCCGTCAGGTGTGTCATAGTCCCCAACCTTGACCTCACGTCCCCATTCATGCGACATGACAGCGGCATAGTTGTCACTGGTAATGCGTGGAGTATGTTCGAAGGGATCAAAACCACTACGGTTAGTGGATTGGATCATATTATAAAACTTGTTGTTGGAATACTTCGTTAGTTCATTAAAACCAATGAAGGGGTATTCGTGGCCGTGATAATCCCAATAGTCGGTTTCATCAGAGGCAGCACGAAACAACAACTCTTCGCCAGTATCCCAAACCCATTTGAAGGCGGACACACTAGCGAGAAAGTTCGCGTGACCCTTGTCAAGGTTTGAGAAAATACGGCGAGACTTGACGACCAAGTCATCAAGGTTTTTGTATTCTTTATCGAAGATGATACCGCGCCAATGGGAACCGTAGCCTAAGCCCACACGGGAGCGAAAGCGCATTAGCTGTGCTTCGGTCTTGCCGTAACCGCGACCACCCGTTAGCAACAAGCTTTGGACCGGCGCGGTTAGCGCCAGTGCTTGGCTAGAGTTCGGGATAGGTTGCCAAACTACGTTAACGGTTGGCGAGGGTACGGGAAGCATCTACAACCAAACCCGCTTGATGCTTCGTCGCGGTAGCTTCCCAATCATCCATTGAGTTCGCGGCGGGGGGCATCATCATCACGCGCCGGTTATCGATGTATACGTTCGCCCCGGCGTCGGGCTTGGTTACGTGGCCCATAAGGTCAGCATAGAGCTTGTGAGCCTTAAGACGGTCGTCAACTGATTTGGTCGTGTCGGCAGCAAGCCGGTACACGTCGCGAGCCTGTTGATCCCGGCCCGGCAACTCGGCAGCGTTCTCAGCCTTGGCGAGCCGGGCAAGCTCTTCGATTACGATAGGATCGCGGGGCCATTCGTTCATGGCCTTTAGGCAAAGCTGTGCGTCAGCCTCGTCAGGGAACGACAGGCAAGCAGCCTCAAACCGGGCATTGTCGTTGTCGGGACGCTCACGCAAAAGCGCCGCAAACTTGCGCTTGCGGTCGGGGTCGCCAAACATCTGCCAAGGGGTTTGCTTCTGTTCCATGACCGCCACCATAACGGCGACGGCCAAGCCACGTCAACTAGTTAGCGCGTACTTCGTTCAGGATTTCGTTAAGCAAGGTTTCAACCCTTACCATGCGGGTGTTGTCGTCGTAACGAAAGCCCTTAAGGTCTTCGACGTCACTTTTTACCCCGGCGACTTCCCTAGAAGTCTGTTCCGCCTGAGTGGTAACGATACCCCAAGTGATACCAATCGTCACTAGCACGGTAGCGATGGTAAGGAGACCACCGAAAGTGATTTTCTGTTCTAGCGCCACTTTGAACATTATTCCGGCTTCTTCCAACCGCACAACCGAACACCAGTTTCATTGTGGGCAAGGATTTGGTCATCTGTAGAAGGCAGGCCACCCGTAGGTGGCCCGAACACGTCAGCTATGGAAGGGTTGATAGTTTTGAACCCGGAACACGGGTCAGTCGTCGCGCATCCAGCCGTCAAGACGCTTACGGCGCTCAGCAGGGCTAAGGTTAGCCAAGTCTTGCTCGACTTGATTACGAGCATCACGGGCGCGCTGTTCGCGTTCCCTTTGCTCACGTTCATGATGCTCGCGTTCATCGCGTTTCCCCTTGGTATAGACGCCACCGATCAAGCCGAAGGTGACGACTGCCAAGAGCCCGCGCCACCCTAGAAACCGGTACGCCAGAACGCCCGCGCCCGCAAGAGGCACAAGCCACCAATAGTCTAGGAAAACCCCTTGCATAGCGCTTAGTTCCCGATCCCGAAAGCTTTGATCGCTGATTTGATCCGCGAGGCCACAAGCTCCGCTTTCCAGACCAACACGCCGAAGGCCACAGCGCTGCCCACAGCTAGCCCGACCTTGAGTTCCGGGGGCAGATCGGCAAAGAACCCAAGCAGCATGGACAGGAAGCCACCAGCGCCGAATATACGGGTCATTGCTGTCTTGTCGCCACCCTGTGGCGCAACCGCGACGTTCTCCGTGACCGGGGCCGGTTTAGTTTCCGATACCGGTATCGTGCCTTCACGCACCAAGGCTTGGTGAATGGCCGCGCGAGTGCCGGGGCCATCCTCACCGTCAACGCCGCGCGTGTACCAGCCGTTAGCAGTAGCCACGGTTTGGAACGCACGGATACCTGATGGAGTATAGTCATAGCCGAGATATGCGAGCCCGAGCCGTGAATATTTCTCAAGTCGGTCGTCAAGGCCATTCGTACCCCCGTTGATCTTCCGCGTAATCATTTCGTTGTCGCCCTGATCGGCGTAAACGTTAAGCGATTTGCCGGTAGCGACGTCCCAATACCAAATCGGAACCAAACCTTCCCATGGGTCGGTATTCACCAGATCGGGAAATTCAACGAAGTCGGGCGGGTTGAGGCCCTTGCTCACACACCACTGGTAGAACTTGAGATAGTTGCGGCGACCGGTAAGCTGCATAGCCGTGCGACCGCGATACTTGTAACCGTCGCCATCAGCTTCGGGCGTATTGCCAAGATCGGTTCGCGTGTCGTAGCGCTTCTGTGCCGCCGTCGGTCCCCATAGCTCCTGATCGTAACGGAAGCCGCCGCTTTCGTGCGCAATCTGCGCTAAGAACTGAATAAGTCGGTGCGGTTGATCCAGCCCAACTAGTTTTGCGTACTTGTTCAGGCTATCGACAACGGATTTAATATTCGCGTTGTCAGCCCTAACGTCTGCTACCGTGACCAGTAGCGCGGCAGTGATTTGCTTCATGATATTGCCTCGGGTGATGGTGCCCACAGGCTAACTGAGCGCCGGGCAAAAGAAAAGGGCCGGAACCTGTGTTCCGACCCCTTCCCGGCCTAGCCTGTCCTTCCCGCGTGCGGCAGGGGTGTCAAGCGTTATGCAGTCTGCGTGCCCTGCTCGCCGGACGCCGGGGGGGCAGCCTTGGGGGCGCGGACCTTCTTCTCCGAAACCGGACGATGGTAGATCGCAATGCCGGCGATACCGGCGTAAGCTTCCGGGTTCGGCGTGCCGTCTTCGTTCTGCCCGACAAAGCCAGCCTTGGCACCGTCTTCGATGGTGCGCGAGGTCATATACTTGTCGCTGTTGTTCTGGTTGAACGTTGCGACAGTGGAGCCGAACTGCTTGGACAGTTTCTTCAGACCTTCGGCGTCAATGCCGGGGTGCGGAATGAAGGCAGCGCCGCCGAGCGGAATAGTGCCGAGCGGGTACTTGCTTTCACGCGGGGACTTGTTGCCGCCGCCGCGCTTGATATCGGGCAGCGCCGCGACCTGCGCAATGATAAAGGAAACCTTGGGGGTTTCAGCCGGGGCAGCAGCCGGGACGTTGGCGCGGCCAAGGTCGGTCAGGACAGCAGCGACATTGCCGTTGGCGTCCTTCAGGTTCTGGTTGACCTGAATATAGCCGTTTTCGGCCAGCGGGCGCGCATCAGCGCCGACATAGAGCGGATTGGTTTCAGTGGCCGAAACCAGCGACGTCAGGATTGCGACATGAGCAGCGGTAAGGGCGAATGCGGTGGTCTTGGGTGCCATGGTAGTTGTTTTCCTCAGAAATGAAATCGGGGTCAGCCGTTGAAGCTGACCCCAATCTAGTCACCCGTTTTATTGCCGTCAAGCGATTAAAACGTGTTTTCGTTAATTGAAGTTGAAGTTCAGGTCACCGATGGGGATAACCACCGGATCACCTGCCGTGACAGCGCGGGTCGTATCCAGCGGTGTAAAGCCGAGCTTGTTGCCAGCGCTGGCCGCGTCAAACAGGGCAAGGTGAGTGACCGTTGCGCCGCCAGCGGCAACGCCGAAGTCAACAGCCGCACTGTTTTCCGTGGCACGACCGGCGACGGCACCCCAAGTCACAGCCACACGGCCAGCGGCACGAATGGTGGTCGTGACTTCAGTACCGCCCGACGCTGCCGCTGTGGGATCGCCGTTGAAGAGGCCAACATAAACGTCAGCCGGGGCGGTTGGCATGGCATCACCATCCAACCAGTTAAGAATGGCATTTGCGAGGTAGTCAGAAAGTTCCGAAGCCATGATTTGTTCCTTTCGTTGGCTTTTCGTCTAATCAACCGGTAACGACCAGATTACCGCTTGATGTAAAGGTATGGACGGTATCGCTGCCCACAGTTGTAATCGTGCCGCCCGTGGCCTTGGGTGCGCCGGGGTAACGGATGATGACGACGCCAGAGCTACCTGCGCCACCTGTACCCGCGCCTGCACCAGCACCGCCACCACCGCCGCCACGGTTAGCAGTTCCTGCACCACCTGCACCATTCGTGACGCCGCCGTTACCGGCACCTGACCCACCAACACCACCAGCGCCACCGTTATTACCACCGCCACCGCCGCCACCGTAGTTTGTTGCCGTGCCGCTGATAGATGAAGACTTAGCGCCACCACCCGCGCCACCCGCCGAGCTAGCACCGTTGCCGCCGTTGCCGCCTACGCTATTAGCACCGCCACCACCAGCACCCGCGCTAATTGCTACAGTACCACCCGTGCCGCCTTGGTTGCCCTGCCCAGCCGTACCTACCGCCCCAACTGAGTTAGGCTGTGTGCCTACTGTTGTCAGGCCAACACCGCCGCCACCCGAACCACCTATAGCCGGGGCAGTGTTGCCGGAAATGGTTGCACTACCTCCAGAGCCGCCGCCAATAGCTGTTTGCCCCTTGAAGGATGAATTGCTACCACTAGTTTGTGCGGCACCGCCTCCACCAACAACGATTGGGTACGTACCCAAAGCAAGACTAAACGAACTAAGCTCTATGACACCGCCACCGCCGCCACCACCAGCGCCACCGCGACCGTTAGTAGTCGTACCACCGCCACCGCCACCAGCAACAACAAGCGCGGTTGCTCCCGTAATTGGTACAGCAACCGGCGGAACCAGTCGTTCAATGGCCGCCTTGATTGCCGTCATTTGTGTGGTTGTCAGCGCCGATCCCCACATTGCAGCCTGAAGCTTACGCGAGGAGCCGTTAAACACGCCAGTTGCGCCAGCAGCACCGCAAACGCCCATATCGAGAGCGTCGGCACCGCCTGCCGTGTTATTGACGTCACCAGCCACGCCGTTCTGGTACATGGTGCGGGTGATACCCGAACGAACAGCCCCGAGCAGGCCCATGGCCATATCCAGAGTACTGTTGTTGCCGTGCACCGTACCCATATAGAACGCGTAGACGCCTGCCGTTGACTGAGCACCACCACGCCAAACCGGTGTAGGTGAGCGTCCGATATCGTTAGCAGCAACTACGGCTTGGTCGTTGGTGTACAAGAACATACTTGCATCAGCGACCTTGAACTTATTCCAGCCGACAGCATCCACACGAAGACCGTTAGCGCCGGAAGCGCCTGCATAGCTATCGTTAGCGGTAAACGTCGGAGTACCGACTTCGACAAGATTGGTCGACCCGGTCGGGTTCTTCCAATTCAGGCGGGCGGCCTGTGCCGAATGGGCGTAGAGCATATAGAACGTGTCAAGTCGCCGCCATGCGTCGGTGTCGTACAGGTCTTTGACGATTGCCCTGATTGCGGTCTGACGCGTGCTGTCTGGCGTGGGCACCATGGCGTCAATGACGGCCTGTGCGCTTTCAATCCACGGGTTGACCGCCGCACGCACACCGCCTTCACCGCCGATGGTAGCTGACAAGGTGATAGGTGCCGCAGGCGGGGCATAAGCTAGAATAACGTCGCGTAGTGCAATCTGGTCAACTTGTTCCAGATACGCACCATAACCCATCGCCTGCAATGGACGCGACGACGCCGTAACCGTCGTTGGTGCCGTAGAGGCACCACCCATTGTCATCGGATTTGTTGTTATACGCGAGCCTGAAGCGGCACTAACAGTTTCTGCAAGCTTAACCCCGTTTTCCCACAGGGAAATTGCTGACGGGATCGAATTGCCAACAATAAGTCGGGGCGCTTCATTCGGTGTTGGGTCCGACGCAATTGACACCAACCGCGTGCGGTCTTGTAGCTGCATCGGAGAAACACTCTCCGAGCTAACCAATAGTCTGAACTGTGTGTTAGACCCAAAGACACCTGCAACACTAAGTGAGTTTTCAGAAGCCGACGCCTTTTGTCTCGTAAAGATAAACAGGGACGCACTAGTGAGTGTGCACTGTGCGGCTGTTGCTAGTGTAAGGTTGGTAGTTAGTGCACTTGCCGGGGAGCGATTGCCACGATAATAGCGATCCGCAACAAATTCAGCATCGGTTGTTCCGATCTTAGATGCCTTAACGCCAGCCGGAGCTTTCCAGTTGATGCGTGCCGCTTGCTCATCGTGGGCATACAGCATATAAAACGCGTCAAGCTTGGACCAAACACCCGTAGCTTTAAGCTCGATAACAGCCGTATTAATCGCCGCCTTGCGCGTATCGTCCGGTTCGACGGTCATTTCATCAATGATCGCCTGAGCATCAGGGTCATAACCCGCGTTCAGGTTGACCGTGACAATGCCACCAGCAGCAATGGTGCCTGCAAGTTCAATCTTGGGTGGCACGTAAACGTCGGAAATCAGTTCGCCGCCACCGTCAATAGTGCCGCCAAGGCCGATGGACGCGACAATGTCAACCCCAAGTAGACCGCCGCCGTCAATAGAAGCTTTAAGCCGGTTTTCAACCGTGATACTGGCCGTAAACTCACCGCCGCCGTCGATAGTGCCTTCAACACGATGCGGCGGGAACAAGTGACCAAAGAAGTCACCGCCACCGTCAACAATACCAGCCAGATTTTGGGTAATGCCAAGGAAGCCTTCAAGCTCACCACCTGCACCGATATCCGCTGCAATAGACCGTAGGACGCCGATATGCGCTTGCAATGCGCCGCCTGCATCAATGCTGCCCTGTAGGCCGATGCTAACAAGAACGTTCGCCGTAAGCAAACCACCTGCCGCAATAGTCGCTTTCATCTGGCCGGGCGGAATGGGTGCCTCGCCGCCATTGTCAGCGCCGCTTTGCAGATAGGTGATGTAATCAAGCCGGGCCTTGGCGCTCGACTTCAAGCGGCGACCAAGACGATAGGACGAACGGCGTCCAAAGACCATTTCTAACCTGCCCACAGGTTGCCGGGGTTTGGCCGGTATGCGGCAGGTAGGCCCTGCACGTCGCATTAGGGTACAGGGGGCGGGCCTAGCGTAGCGTCAACCAGTAGACCCGCCCCCTGGCGCTCGCGCGGCGAGCACAAAGGCACCATAGGCAGGCGAAAGGCGATTTGGCAAGGGTGTCAGTAACCGAAACGGTCGCAATGCGCTGCCTGACGCGCGGCGGCGTATTCCGGCGAGGTCGGAAGGGCCGGGCAAAGCACATCAGCTTGGTTCTTCAGCATGCCGTTCACGACGTCGGCATGATACTGGACGATTGCCGGTTTCTGGTTAGCCGTTTCGGTTTCAATATAGGTATTGATTGCCATAACCGAGGCAATCGAGATAGCGGCGGTTGCGATTGCACCAACGAAAACCGTGTTAAACATTTAGGGTCACTCCTGTTGTTGAAGTGACCCTAGAACATCGCCGTATTCGTTGCAACCGTGTTTAGACAAAACGGTTACTGAATACTTTACGCCGTTCTGCATGAACCGGGAACCCCATTGCCATTCCATCGGCAAATTCAAGGTGCATGAACATGCCGTGTTGTGTGAACGTCACAACAGGCAACTCCCCGTAAAGGTATGGCGCAGTCTTGTGCAGGCCGTTAGTTGACCCGACAAGATGGCTGGTACGGTTAGCAACGACAAGTGTATTGCCCTGCTTATCATCGTATTCGGTAAACGGCGCAATCTTCTGCACGCCGTTCCGAAAAAACTGCCTAATGCTTTGGCATGCCTTGCATGACATTGAGGATACCTTTCTTTTGACTAGCCGTCATGAACCGTTCAGCAAAGTTAGCCTTTTCGATCCAGTGCGCCTCACACTTGGCAGCAAATGCCGTGATCCGTCCGACGTTGATTGTGTTGTGGGCAACGTCAACGCCGACCTTGATTGCCCAATGTCCGACCGTGATGTTATCGTAAAGGTCGATTGGGCGAAGCATCTGGAACGGGGTCAAGTCTGCCACGATATCCGCGAATAGACAGTGATCCCCGTTCGCATAGTAAGGCTTGACCTTACGTGAACTTTTCAATGCGCTCAACAAGTGCGTTCCTCTGGTCATAGCGTTCCGCGTCTTCTGCCCGGTGCAACAGGTCCGCGACAGCCCGAAACTGCAAGGCGACCTCGCGCCGGTCGGCCTGATACTTGGAAAGCCGTTCGTTGGCTTCCTGCAACGCCTTTTCGATTGCCGCAACGTTCGCCTGTTCGGCCTTGACGAGATCGTCATGAGCCGTCATCTGGCCGTCAAGCTGATTGGACAGGTGCGCCAGATCGGCATGATTGGGAATAGTCATTTGGTGTAGTCCTTTCACCGCTGTTGATGGTTTGGTTTAGCCCACAGTTACGAAGGCGTCAACCCTTTCGCCCGATCCTTGGACACGACCACGAACTCGCCAGAACGCAACGCTTCAAGCGTTTCTCGTTCTTCCGGGGAAAGGTCACGAAGCGACACCGGGGCCAAAGGGTCCGGGTTCTTTTCGACCAGCTTCGAAACCGCATTGGCAATGATCGCCAGATTGATCGCCGCGCCACCAAGCAGGAGCGCACCTATTGTTTCATCGCCGCCGTCAGTTGCCGCAACCAAACGGTGCGCGTTGTCCTTCACGCTATCAATATCGTTCATTCGTCCAACCCTTTCCCGGTTAGATATAGTTTGATTTCACTTGCCGCCGCGTACCAGTCATAGCACACGACAACCTTGTATCCCTGCCCCTCAAGGGCATTTAGCCATTCGACTTGAACGTCAGATACGCCGCCCGTATCCCACTTGTGTTCAGGTCGCCGCTTAAGCCGGGCGCTTGGCCGTTTCATCTCGACGTAGAGCCCGCAGTATATCGATGCAATCCTAACAAGAGGATCATTGATTTCGTGGCGGGGCGCTGGCACCGGCAAGAATATGTCAGGGACACCCGAGCGCGTACCTTCCGCTTTCATTCGGGCCGCGACGATCTTGTTGCGCTCGCCGCCGTTGGGGATCGCATGCAAGAGCCGTAGCCGTTCATCGTTGCGGAAATTCATCGCCGCCCAACAGAACAACGCACATTGGTGCGTATGTTCGTCGGCTTCGTTAAACGGGACTTTCTTGAAGTAGTCGTCCGGGGTCATGGCATAAACAATGAGGTAATGGCCGGGAGCATAAAGACCAGCCAAAGAAACTTATATCCCTTGGCGCGGTGTTCTGCCTTGTCGCCGCGATGTTTTTGATCAAGGTACTGTTCCCGCCAGTAATCGACCTGTTCAACCGTAGCAGCCAAAGCCTTACGATCTTCTGCCCGGTTCTTACGCGCCTGTTCCAGATAGTCGGAATTAGCCTTCTGCAAGTCGTTGCGCATCTTGACTAGGCCGTCAATCCGGTTCGCGTATTCGCTGTTGGTCTTAGCTAGTTCCGTTACCTTGTCGGCAAGACCTTTGTTGATCGCCTCAAGCTCTACCGCCTTAGCGGTAAGCGTCACGAAATCCTGTGCCATATCACCCATGTTGTCACCTGTCGTTGAGTGTGTCGTAACGGTCGTAACCGGTATCCGTGATGAACACCCGGTTGTTCTCGACACGAACATAGCCATCAGACAACGCCTTGTCTATAGCTGCCGCAAGATCAAGAGTGACCGGGATTTCCAGATTATCGACCAGCTTTTGCAAGAGCCGATATTCAGCCGTTTGAGTTATCGGTGCCATTGTGGGCAGTCTCCTTATTTGGGACGATCTCGATATGATAGCCCAAGACCGCGAGCATGGCATCAACTTCGCCCGTCTTAGACATATAGCCACGAAACCGCATATCGTAAAACCGGTTTTGGTTTATCCCTGCCTTGGTTAAGAAAGATTTAACCTCAAGTTTTTGGTGCTCGATTTCGTCGCAAATCCACTGAATTATCGTGTCAGTATCCGCGTCGTAACCGACTGCTTTCTTTACGATCCGTTGTTCAACAATGCGCCGCCGTATCGCGAAGGTTGACCGATGAAACATGTATGCAATATCAGCTACGCTAACGCCGTCTGCCCACAGTCGGGCTAGGCGTGCGTCATCTGCCGCACTCCAACGTTTCCAGCGGTTATCGTGCATTGATCGGGAACCGGATATAGCGTTTCAAGCCAGCGTCAGGAGCTTCCTGCCGGGCGCGCATGCGGGTCTTGACCGCTGCAACACTGAAGTCGCCCCCGCCGCTCAGATCGCCTGCCAGCTTGACGCGAGGTGCGCCGGGTTTGTTCTTGGTTGGGCGAAAGCCACCGCGTTTAGTTCTCATGGATGGTTCCTAAGTACGATTGCTGCAATTTCATCGTCGGTTGTTTCCAACGTTGCAAGCAATGCCGCCGCTTCAGCTTCAGTAGCGTAATAATCGCTATCACGCGAACCCGGTTCGGTAAACAGGAGCTTGCCGTTTTCATCACGGTTTTCGTAAACCGTACCAACGTACCACCCAGCCGCCGAACGCAAAACTCGTAAGTCAGAGTAACCCGACTTGTCTTTGATATACCCGGCATTTGTTACCATTGGGCTTTTCATCATATCACCCTCCATAAAAGAACACCCCGACCATAAGGCCGGGGTGCTACCATGTCAATAGCTGCCGTGAAGTTTAAAACTTCTTCCCGCCCGGCTTGGCACGGTTTGCAATATCATGGTCCGGACGTGCCGCGTTGACGGGGGTCTTAAGCAGGAACGCTTTGCCCATGTCGTAAAGCTCGCGATAGTTCTCAACGCCTAAGTCGAGATAGGACGGTGGAACCTCGATATAGTCCATAGCGGTTGCAATCTGAAGACAACCAAGCAAGTCACCGATACGGATAACCGCGTCGGTGAGTTCGGCAGTAATGCCGGGCATTGGTATCTTGTCGTCAACCGCATCGACGCGGTAGGCTTCCAACGCTTCCGAAATTTCGGAGTGGATCAAAGCAATCTTAGTACCCACAACGTAGGGGAACCACGCCTTGACAAGGTCGGGTTCTGCCGGGCGCTGTTCGAAATAGCCGCGTTCGCCGTTGGTATCGAGCACACCGGGAATAAGCGACAGTCCGGTAATGGGGTCGTGCCACCAACCGCGATTAAAGCTGGCGGCGTGCGTGTTCCAGACAAGCAGGCTCATAGCCTTCGCCAAGATTTCGCCGTTGGTATACGGCATGGTCGTGTTCAGGTCGTCAAGGCCATGCAATGCAAGCTGGGGGAAGTTGGTATCAGTCATTATTCAATCCTTTCGCCCCGTTCATGGAGCATCATGCAGAAGTTTGCCACGTCAACAGGATCACCCTTTTCAACGTGTTCGCGCAACATACGCGATAGTTCAGCCGCGCTTACACGGTCTTTATCTTGCCAACCACCCCGCCCCATACTCCGAGCATGTGCCATCTTGGTAGCCATGGCACGGGCAAAGTTAGTTACTGCTTTGCTATCCGGGTGCGGTTCCTTTGGACCAACCCAAGCAAATAGTCCGTCGCGGTCTTGATCCATTGAACTACCCATAGTTCAGTCTTTCGGTTCGTTGGGGTTTGGAGGGAATGCCGCGTTCAAAACTTCCGCGACGAGCTTAGCAGTAACTGTGTTGGTAGCATAGACAACCGGCCCGCCAAGGCTGATTGCCTTGCCCTTGGCCGTGCTGACAGTTGTAACCGACCGTTTCATGATCGGGTAAAACTCAGGATCACCCTGATTGTCATAGGTTACATCGTCAACGTAAAACAATGGTTCCAACGGTTCGACCGGGACAGCGTTATCCCCAAACGACCGGTGCCAGTCATCCAGCCGCCGCGACCATTCGTTTCCGCTGTCAACCTGAGTATAGTTGACCATAACCGGGAACTTGTCGCTGACGTGCGCCGTGTTGCGCAAACCGTCGATACGATAAAGGCGGCCGGAATGATGTTTCCAGACTTCGCCCTTAGCCGGGATCGAAAGGCCGCGCATGCCGTAGCTCTCAGCGATTTGCTGCATAGTCATATCTTGGGACATTGTTTCACCACTTGGAACTGTCAAAGACCAACCGTACACCGCCCGGTGTGGGCTCGCAATCTAGATCGTCGTCAGGGTTAACGCCCACAGTCTCAGCCGCGTGCAAGACACCCATGACGATAGGGAACCGTTGGCTTACATCGCGAGCTAGTAGTTTGAAATCAAGCCGGGGCGGTTCTGCCAAGCCTAGTTCGACTTCAAGATTGCCCCCGGTCGGCAGTTCGCACATAGCAACCCAAAGCATATACGCCGCTTTACGATCCCATGACGGGTTATCAATGCCCGGCACTACAACGTTTTCAAGTATCCGTTGCCAGTCGCCTGCGAAGAAGGCCGCAAACTCGGGGTCGGGTTGGTCGCCGGGCTTATAGGTCATGTTAGCCACTCCTTTAGCCGGGCTTCATGATCCAACTGGCAAATGGTCTTAGCATCCGCCAGAATGTAGTATTGGGCATCATGTCCGGGGTTATTGCAACCCAAAACTAGGTGAGCGTCACCTATGGTTATGATATAGTAAACCTTGTTGATACCTACTGCCTGATAAACGACGTTTGGCTCAAGGTGCACCGTCCCCCATTTGAGAGGCTTAAACCTCGGATCGCGCTTGCTCATTTCGTACGCACCTTGTTATAGGCGCTGTGCAACTTATCCGAAACCTTCGTTGCAAGTTCATTGCCGGGGCCGGGTGTAAACGCAAGATCAAAGTTGCTCATAAGCTCCCAAAGCTCCGCCTTGGTAAGCGTGATTGAAATCTTTGGTTCTTTCACCGTCATGATATGCACCTAAACATTCCACCACCCAACCGCCTGAAGTTGCGGTGTACATTTTCCAGAAACTCGACGCAATCGGCACAAGTGACGGTTTCGTCAAACTTGGCGAACACGACCGGGGGCTTACCGTCGCTGTCACCGCTAGCATGATCGTCAAAAGCCCGACCACATAGCGTATACTCGCCACCTGTATTCGGTTGTTCACCACAACGTTTAGCCATGACGCCGCGCCTTTCGTGCTGCCTTGTTTTTCGCCCGGCGCTTGGCGAGACGGTTCGACGCTCCACCCTTGGGGCCGCGCCCGCCCTTACCGCTGCCGTGCCGCACCTTGTAAATGCCTAGCATGTCTTCGGCAGTGATCGGGATGCGTTCATTGGCGTAATAGTCAATGATACGCTGTTCAAGAGTCTTGTAGTCGCCCGGCTCATTGTTGGTAAGCTGTGCCATTTCGTCAAGGGTTTCAGCCGCGTCAATGGTATAGGTAATGACGTGCTCGTCGCTACCGGCGTCAACGCCCGCGACCTTCACCGGAATAACGCCCTGTTCAAGAGCAATCCGGCCTGTAATCGTTTTGCCGATGTTGCGCCCGCCGCCCATTATAACCTTGTGATCGCCAACCGTCACATAGGCTTGCTGGAACTCGCGCAAGGTATCATCAAACGCTGTCACTTCGACTTTGTCGTCAGTCATCGTCCATTTCCTTCTTACCGTTGTTATAGGCTTCCAGCGCCATCTTAATATCTTTGCGAACCTTAGACCAAGCGTGAACTTGCGTCTCGTCGTCAACGTCTACCAGAAGCCAAGGCCCGACCGTTTCGGCCCGGAAGTGTCGCCCCTGTTGAATTAGAGCCAACTTAATCTTGTTGGCCATCTTAGGGCTGTACTTGATCCGTAGTGTAGGGAATGCGGCCATCAGGGCAATCGCGCCTTGCGGAAATCGTTAGGATGATAGATGCCTGCATTAACCCGAGCAATCCGCATGTTCTCAATCGCCTTGCGAATGTGGGCTTTGCGTTGGGTATGAGAAAGAACACCAGCAAGGCCACCACGAACAAAGAATGAAGCCGCAGCCATGTGGGTGGCGACGACGCCTAGATGAGACTGCTTTGCCATTGGTATCTCCTGTTGTTAAAAACAGAATAGACGGGACCATTGGCCCCGTCAACACCTTTTTCATTGCTACCGTGTTTTAATTAGCTGGTCGTTACGACCTTGATGTAACCGCCCGTTTCGGTCGGGTTGTGAATTGTCTTGTGTATGAAGGTATCCACGAACAAATCCCAATTGTCTCGCGCCCATTCGAACGTGCATTCAAAGACCGCCTTGCCCACAGGATCGGCAGGGTGTTCGAACACTTCGGTTTTCGTGACTTCCCCGACCTTATGAACGACAGCGACCGGTTCGCGGGTCAGTTCCAATTCAACCGGGTCGGTATGGTTGAACTTTATCGCCATGGCCTGAATGACGTGATAGATGCTATCCAGAGCGTCGCCGCTATCCATACCGATCAGGTTGCAGACCTGCGCCTTGAAGTCATCGGCAAAATAGAGCCGGGTCTTAAGTTCAATGACTGCGTCACGGGCCTTGTTGGGATCGATAGTTCCAGCCGGTATGTCTGTCACGTTATCCAGCACGTCGGCCATGTATCCGCGCCAGCGCTCAATTTCTTCCTGTCGAGCCGCGATTGACTGGTTGGCCGTGGCGAGGTCTTCGGCCATCTTGGCCAACGCTTCCGTGGCCGCTTTCAGGTCGTCGCCAAGAGCAGCAAAAGCCTTTGCCAAGTCGTCGTACTCACTGAACGGAACCCACGTAACTCCGATCATATCGACGCGGTTGACGTCGTACGTCGTTTCAGTGAAGAGCTTGCTTTCCGTGTCGTAGTTACCGGTAAATTCCGGTTCCATGCACGGAGCCGTAAGAAGCTCCCGAGCGGCTTGGTGCATCGCTTCCATATTGAACGACGTTGCGCCGTCAATTGTGTAAATGCGACCGTTTAGGAACTGAATTTGCATTTGTTTTAACTTTCACCGTTGTTGATTAGACCGTTAGCTTAGTCGCGTTTTTGCGCCCTTTCAAGCGACGCATTAAACGCCGCCCGACGTGTTGCCAATTCTTCGTCGCTGATAACTTCCATCACGCTCGGCTGGCCGGGGCCAGCCTTGAACGTCACCCTTGACGGCCCATGCCGTTCTTTGCGTTGCGTCTCAATCTCAGCATGCTCTTTGGTAATCTTGGTCATATTGGCCTTAGCCGCTTCCTTGCATTCTTCGACCCCAACGCCGCCCATCATGGCCGTACGCAACCGGGTTTCGACTTCTTCAGGCTTTGGCATACTAAAGACCGAGCGCATCGCCACCCTGATATGCTCCCGCATTTCATCGATTTCGGCAAGGGTGTAGGCACGCGCCGCAATTTGGGTTGTCATTTCGGCATATCCTTTACGCTGTTCCAGATCGGTCGCCAACCAGTGCCCTTGCGCTGATAAACCGTGTATTCCCAACCGGGATGGTTAGCAGGGAAATTGGCACAGTCGATTGCATACCCGATAGCGATGGTATCGACATTAAACGCCGCAATGGTCTGGTCAAAGTGTTGACCGGGCAAACGACAGTCGACCCGATATTGCAGATCGAAGTAAGGGTTTGTCCGTTTCATGTCAGTTCCCCTTGTTCAGAAGCTTGACTTCATCAATCAGCACATCATGAGCAAAATCGCGGTTCACTTCGCGAACCTTGCCACCCTTGCCGTCGAGATAATAAGAAAAGTTACCACCACCGTTATAGACAACCCGCAACCAGTTCACATTAGGCTTAAACGTGATTTTGACGTTTGCGGTCTGGTCGGCTTCGTACTGTGCCGTCATTTCCAAACCGTTAAGATTGTACTTGTTAAAACCGGCCATCGCTGTTACCCCCTTAATCAATGTTGTTGCGGGCAAGATCGCCGCTATCATGGGCAGCGTGCACAAGGTTATGGGCAACGCGGTATTCGCGGCCACTAACTTCAACCAAGCACGTCTTGGGCGAAACCTTCTTCACGACGCCGGTATGTGGCACATAGTCGTGGCGGTGATCCGGCATAGCTACGCGGAAGTATGCGACAACGATTTCGCCTTCTTTACATTCGGTAGTCATAACGAAAATCTCCTTGGTTGTTATCCAAGGTTATAAACGTGACCATTGCTGCCGTCAATAGGCTATCCGAACTTTCTTTGCAGATTTGCAATCACGCCTTCGATGGTATCGGCAACGCAATACAGGGTGTAGGCTGTAGCCGCCGACGATCATGGTTCTGGCCATCCTTCATGTTTGTATAGTTTATGCCAATAGCGCCACTTGATCGCTGTGAAGCGATCCCAAGCAAGACCAACCTTGCGATTAGCAATGCGTTGGAACCGCCGATATTTGGTTTCAGCAGAGGTCAACTAATCCTCGCCGTAGTCATCGGCATAGCCGGGGTTAATGCCACGCTCTTTTGCTTCCTTGACCGTGAGGCCGGGTTGCGACTTGTTGCCCCGATAGCCGCTATCAAGCGGTACGTCGTGCAAGCCAATGAAAGCACCTTCAATGGTGCCCTTGCCTGACATAGCCTTGAATTGCTCTTCACCCATGCCGGGCGTCTCAGCCTTGAGGCGAGCCGTAACGACCTCGTCATAGCCGGGCATGCCCTTGGGAGCTTCCAAGCCTGTCGCGACCGCCATATCAGCGAATGCCGACGCTGCCCGGTTCTTATACTCTAGGGCGATCCCCGCAAGGATACGGTATGCCGAACCAAACGCGCCGTCCTCGGCATAGGTCATTGCCAGTTCGAATTGCTCCCGTGCTTGTTCATGGATGGTCGGCTCGTAAGCCTTCAAGTCTTCAGGCCAAGCCCATGTCTGAACGCCGTTGGGCAACGTTACCAACGTCGCCGCCCTTGCGTTTGTCTGGTCAGCATCGACAACCCCGACGTACTTGACCTTGCCAGCCGTGTACGTGACCTTGTCACCCATTATCCAAAGCCGGGTTTCTGTGATCTTTGGCATTGTCGTTATCCTTTCACCGTTTTAAAACGTTCCCGCGTGGCAATGGCCTTGACGATGAAGTCATGGGCCGTGCGCTTGCATCCTTCCTTATCATAACCGGGCTTGGATGCACAGCGCGTTGCATATGCCGCGCTATTGATGAACCGGGCTTGTTCCCGACGAAGCCATACACGCTCACTAACCATTGTAACCGCTCCTTTGTTGAGAAAGGTTAACCGGGAATTACTCCCCGGTCTTATCTTCAATAACCGCTGTGTACCCTTCGTAAACCTCACCAGTTACCTTGTTCTTACCGGCAGGATAGCTAACCCACTTATGAACCGCAGCAATCGCGGTTGCCTTGGTCTTGTGGTAAGATACACGCCCCGACTTAAAAGTAACGACATACTGCATCTTGAGTGCTTCGTTCTTGGTAATCGTTGCGTTGGTCATTTGGTATCTCCTGTTCAATGACTACTCTTTTACAGGGTCATTGCTACCGCGTCAATAGGGTCCGTGAAAATAGCTGCCGGGGATTACTCCCCGGCGAAAACTGCCGTACCGGCACCATCATACTTATTCTTGATTGCAATCAAGTGCGCTGCCGACTTAAGTGCGTTTTCTTCCGTAGCACATGCGCCGACCGTTTCAACCTTGCCGCTCTCAAGTTGGCAAAGAACCTTCCACTCACGCTTGCCACCGGCCTTAAACTCAACGCTGTAAGTGAACTTGGTCATTTGGTATCTCCGTTTTGTTGATACCCTTGTACGCCCCCATTGCTACCGTGTCAATTGCTTCCGTGATTTATTTTGCGATTATCTTTGCCCATGCTTGCCCACAGTGAGCCCTAATTCAAACCCTTAACGTCTTCGAAATCATCCACAATGATTGTGCACCAAGCCAACCCGCTCGGATGCTTCACCACTATCACCGCAATATCTTTGACCTCGCAATCAGCCGTGATTTCATCGCCGTCGTAATCAATACACTGGTCAAAGGCCCAAACGGTGCCGTCATCTTCGACCGCGATTTGTTCCCGGAAGTTGATAAACGTGAACGTGGTTTCGGTCTTGACCTTATCAATCGGCATTCTTTTCACTCCTTATTTCGTGTATGGGGTGTTTGATCCCACCCTAAAACACCGGAAACCCCCGGAAACCCTGACTTTCTTACTCTCTGTATTATATGTATTAGTGTATTAGGTTATGAGAGATATTAATTAATTCTGATTTCCAATCCGTTAATTAATTTCGTCCAATTCCCGAGAATGAATTAAAAGAATAAGAATTAATTAATTTGGAGAGAGAAAGAGAGAGAGACCCCCTAAAACTCTAATACGACGGCTAACACATTGAAAACACTAGCTTTTCACCTAAAACACGCCGAATACACCCGAATACACGGAATTAAGCGCTAAATATCAATCCTCAAGCCATACCGCCGACAAAACCATATAGAACCGGCCAGCACTTACACCGTATTTCTGTGCAAGCTGTGACGGCGGAACAATCTGGATCATACCGCCATCCATCAACGACTGCAAAGTTGTCTGAAAAGCTCGCGGCGCACCTTCACGGGCATTCTTGAACGAGGCAATGTTCGCAATAGCCTGTTGCAAACCACGATGCGAAATAAGGCGATCCCGGCACATATCCGGCGACATGTTCAACTTGCGAGCACGTTCGGGGGTCAAGTTCAGCATTTGCTTTATAGCTTTGCGCATGTCACCGGTTTGTTTAGCCATGCCCTCACCAATCTCACCCTTGGCAAACTTGGCCACGATCCGATTAGTGGAATGATCGATTAGGCTAATGGCCCATTCGGCGCAATTACGGTCAATAACCGGATTGAACGGATTGATACCAACGGCCACGGTTGCGGCGAGTTTAAGCACCTTGAGATGGGCGCGGTTCCAAAGCTGTTCAATAGTATCATTGTGGGCAGCGTTGATTACGTCGTCGCATTTCTGGTCGTAAGCCCGGACAAGCTCTTGAGCATCGGCGGTAAGTTCGACGTCAACCGGTTTGCCCTGTTGATTGAGCATCAGCGCTTGCCCACAGAACTGAGCGAGCTTTTTGACCAACCAGTCCGGGGGCTGGCTATTGGCGCGGGCTTCATTGAGCCCTACTCGTCTACCGTCATACTCGATAACGTTGAAACGGGGCAAAAGACCGTCACTAACCATGGCTTCATCAAGCAGGTTATAGAAACGTTCCGGGGTGCCTTCACCGATCATGGAGAATGCCGGGGAAGCGATGGCAGCGGTGTTCTTATCACGGTCACTATAGATCGTGGAGCCGAGCACGTTACCACGGCCTGACAGGGAATAAGCTGACAGGTACATTTGACGCAGTTTCAAAAGTGCGGCGTTAGCATTCTTGCTGGTCATGTTCTTCATGGTCACGTCAACTTCACCGACGACGGACAGGAACGACTTAGAGACGTTGGCAAGATGCTTGCCGAGAGCCTGACCGGAAGCAATGTCACCGGGACCAACAAATTCGGTAGCGGCTGGGCAACCACCATAGTTCATGTCAGTTACGCGGGACATGAGCTTAGAGATACCCGACTGAATAGCTTCTTTACCGCGACCGGTGCCGGTCAGAAGCAGAGTGTATTGGTTAAGGCCGGTGCCTGACACATTGAAGGCCCGCCCGGCGATCCCCGCCATGAGGCCAATAGCGCCTGCTAGGGCGATCTCGGGCACCGGACGCGGGGCCTGATCATAAATATAGTGCGCAAGCTCCCCGAGGAGCCCCGGCACGGGGCGCAAATAGGGGTTGCTGCCGTCGCTAGGCTGTGGCATGGATGGTGCCGGGGTACTCCCCGTGCTCCCGCCTTCCGGGCTTTGGTGCACGGGTTGAGATGGTGCCGGTGATGTTGTCACCGCTACGTTACCGGCACCGCCCTGCCATTCCCCAAACTCATCATTGAGCATGTTGCGTACGGCGTCGATATCCACGGGCGAAGGGTGCCGGTCAAACGCGCGATCAATCATGCTCAGCACGTAATTATCACGCTGTGCTTTATCACGTTGACCTAGGCCAGACATGCGGAACAACCGCATAATCTGCCAACGGCTACGGCTATAATATGCGATGATATCGATAAGGGCGAAGTCGGCTTCTGACTGGCTGGTGTAATGCAACTGCCAATTGCCGTTGACGAGGTCGCGGACCTTATCACCGTTGGCGGCATTGAGGCACTTCTTAATGATTACGTCGTCGGGTTCACGGTCGAAGTTCTCGGCAACGTCAACGCCCACAGTTGGTGCGCCGCCCATTTCATCGTACAGCCATTGTACGGCAGCTTGGCGCTCGACAATTGGCGCGTCGGTATAGACATTCCCGGTCATGGTCATGAACCGGCCAGTTGAATAAAGCTCTACCGCGTGACGACGACGCCCTTTACCGGGAGAGGCACCAACACAAATGATATGGAGACCCTTACCGCTGGGGGAGAACTCCGAATAGGTTCCGGCGAACCGGTCAAAGACCTCTCGTTGAACGGCTTGGATGGCACCGGGATTGTCATGCTTGGGCGACCCATCGGGCAATACGGCGTACGGGTCGTCAAGGTCGATAAAGGTATACGGGTCATTCTCTGATAGAACAAATCCGATACCGTCCCACCCACCGGAATTGTAAGCGGCAACTGCGTTGTCATATGTCACCCATGTGTTAGGGTCAGTTGAACTAGCCGCGCTGAACGTGACAGGATTATATGGCACCTTGGTAGGGCGTCCGTTATCGGTCAGTTCTTCTTTCCATACCACCCAAGCAGGGATAGCACGCAACGGCAGCGGGATACGATTGAAATTAGTCATTGATAAGCTGCTTACCGGTCAAACGCACATACAGCTTTTCAATGGCCATGGCAGAGGGGTTATTGTAACGGCCATTAGCGAAACCCGACAACCATACGTTCGTAACGCCACAGTCTTCTGCGAGGTCAATCATGGTAAGGGATCGGGGGCGCTCAAGAACAAGCTTTCGTACTCGCTCGATGAGCGGGCTACTATAGGTAGTGTCGGGCATGTGGGCACCACTAGGGGAGTTTCACGGCAACGTAATGAACGTGTACGATTTGCACAACCAATAATTTGTTTTTAATTCGTGTTGACAGGCATTTGCCCACAGCATAGGGTTCGGGTGTTCCAAATCACAGCTTGGGTGCTCTTCAGCATAGACCCCGGTTTTGGGAAACGGGGCAAGCGGTGATAGTGTAGCGTTTACCATTGCGCTGGTTTTAGGCTACTAAACCGTTTGCCCCGGTAGTAATGATAGCGGTGAACAACTCTTCAGCGGTGAAGGAAAGACAATGCAGCAGAACAACGTTTCGCCCCGTGACCAGAAGATTATGAACTGGCAGCGGGCTAAGGCCAGTCTGGACGGCGCGAAGGAACTCGAAATGCAGCTTCGCAAGGAAGTTGTTGCCGAGAACTTCCCCGATGCCAAGGTCGGGGTCAACAACCTCGACATTACGGGCGGCTGGAAGCTCAAGGGCACGGTCAAGCAGAATTATTCGCTCGACAAGTCCGACGACTGCGCCCGCACCGATGCGGTTTGCGAAGCGATTGCCGACATTGGCAACGAAGGCCCGTTCATCATTGAACGGCTTGTCAAGTGGAAGCCCGAAATTTCGGTTGGCGAATACAAAAAGCTTCAGGAACGTGCTAAAGGCGGCGACCAATTCGCGGTCAACGTTCTGGAAAAGATCAACACGGTCTTGACAATCACGGACGGTTCGCCTGAACTTGAAGTTATACCGCCCAAGGGCGCGTAACGAAATCTCCCGACGACAACGGCCTGCGCCCCACAAAGGCCGGGGTTGGCGGGGATCACGGCGCGGTTAGGTATCGCTTAATGGTCTACATTATAGACCGCCGTGCAACGAACATCGTCGGGAGGCTCCACAGGAAGCCCGGCGACTAGGGGCGGTTGACGGCAACGGGTCTTGTGTACCTGTCCAGCTAGTTATCCGCCCCGACTAAACCACAAGAGGAACCATGGCGTACCAACCACCTGCCCAAATACGAATTGAAACCACACGCGGCGCGAGTGCAAACGACGGCGTCAAGATGATGGTTTACGGTCTGGCAGGTACAGGCAAAACCCGTCTGTGCGCCACGGCTCCCCGGCCAATTATTATGTCGGCTGAAAAGGGTCTGTTGTCCCTTAACGACGTCGATATACCATTCATCCGTATCAACTCTTTGGCAGACCTGACAGCAGCGCGGCAATTCATTCAGAACGATAATCGTTTCTGGACAGCATGCCTTGATAGTGCCTCGGAAATTGCTGAAGTGTGCCTACAGGATTTGAAGGCCAATAATCGCGATCCGCGTAAGGCTTACGGGGATATGGCGCAAGACGTTTTGAACGAGGTGAGGGCATGGCGCGATATGCGACAAAAGCACGTCCTGTTCATTATGAAGCAGGGCCGAATTAAGGACGAGCAAACCGGGGTTCTGATGAACGGCCCGCTTATGCCCGGCCAGCAACTCGACCAGCATATGCCGTACATGTTTGACGAGTGTTTCCAACTCGTTGTGCAGAACTTCAACGGCAATCTACAGTCTGCGTTGCGCACGCAACGGGACAACCAAAACGAGGCCAAAGACCGGTCTGGACGCCTCGATATGTGGGAACCGCCGAACCTCACCCACATCATAAATAAGATCACGGCACCACGTAACTAAGGAACTTATACCATGGATCAGGGCGTTAGTCTCCCGTTCTCCTCGCAGGGCATCGACGATGTTTTGTTCGGCCTTGCCACCTTTGCCGATGGCTGGAAAAAGCTCGTAATCACCGGCTCTAGCCAGAAGGCTTTGCAGTCGAACAACGGCGGGCGGCTCTTGCTGAACGTCAAATGTATCGAAGACCCCGCCAACGTTGACACCGGCAAGGAACACTTGATCGGCCTCAACCTTTGGCACAACAACCTAGAGACCAAGGCCCGCGCCGAAAGCGAAATGGCAACGCTCATTCGCGTGATCTTCGGCGGTGATCGTCAGATCAATAGCACGGCTGAACTCTACAACCATCCGTTCTATGCCAAGGCGTCAACGCAGACGTCGGCACCATCGCCGCAGTACCCGAACCCGTCGCCGCAAACCAACTGGCGCGGTTATGCCGACCGCAACGGTTGGATTAACGGCAAGCAGGGCGGCGAAAACGTTCTTGGCGGCAATGGCGGTGGTCAGGGTGGCTTCGGCGGCGGCAATGGCGGCAACAACGGTCAGCAGCAACAGAACAACCAAAACAACCAGCAGAACAACGGTTTTGGCAACGCTGGCGGCGGCTTCGACCAGAACAACAACAACAACAATGGTCAGGGCCAGAATAACGGCTTTGGTAACAACAATAACGGCGGGGGTGGTTTCGGCAATAACGGCGGGAACAACAACGGCGGCGGTTTTGGCCAGAACAACGGTGGCCAGAACAATAATAACAATGGCGGAAACGGCGGCAACGGCGGTTTCGGCAATGGCAACAACAATGGTGGTGGCAACAACAATGGGGGCGGCGGAAACGGCGGCTTCAACGGTGGCGGCAACAACCAGCAGCAGAACGGCGGCAACAACAATAACAATTGGCAGCCGCAGGGCGACCAGAACAACGGTGGCAACGGCCAGAACAACAACGGCGGCAATAATGGCGGCTGGGGTGGCAATGGCGGCGGCAACAATAACAACAATGGTGGCGGAGGCGGCTGGGGCTAATACCCCGGCTAACTGCCGACCCAACAAGGCGCGGCTAATCCCCGCGCCTTTCTTTTCTCAACTGCTTAGCGGTAGCCATGACCCGAGTACTATACCCACACGAACGCACAGCGATTGCCAAGCAGATCAAAGACGCGGTGAACGAATATTGCGCTGTCACATACGACGACGGCCACCGTACGCACCTCGGCGCATCGCTGATCGGACACGAGTGCAGGCGCTACCTTTGGTACGTCTGGCGTTGGGTCAAGCAGGCTGATTTCATCAACGATAAAGGCGAGAACCATAAAGGCCGTATGCAACGGCTGTTCAATCGTGGCCATCGTGAAGAGGAACGGTTTATCGAGTGGTTGCGCGGGATCGGGTTCACCATTTGGGACATTGACCCGGAAACCGGCAATCAAATCCGGGTCAGCGGTGTTGAAAAGCATTACGGCGGTTCACTGGATAGTGTGGGCAAGGCCCCGGCATGGTTGCACCTGCTGGCAGAGGTCGGCCCCTTTCTGGTCGAATACAAGACACACAATGCCAAGAGCTTCGCTAAGCTCGTCAAGGATGGCGTCAAGGTAACAAAGCCCCAGCATTGGGCGCAAATGTGCACTTACGGCAGCTACTACAAGTTCAAATATGCCTTATACTGTGCCATCAACAAAGATGATGACGACATTGATTTCCAGATTGTGGAACTCGATTGGGCGTTGGGTATGGAGAAATACCGGCTTGCGGAAGAGGTCATTCAGGCCGTTCGCCCGCCGCCGCGCCTGTCGGAACTGCCGTCATACTTCAAGTGCAAGACCTGTGACTTTCGCGGCATATGCCACAAGAGCGAACAGTACGAAAAGAACTGTCGTTCGTGTGCATTCGCGACACCAGTTAAAGACGGTCAATGGTTTTGCGGTGTGAACAACGATGTTATCCCGAAAGACTTCATCCCCAAGGGGTGCGGCCAGTGGAAGCCGGTAGGCCGTAATGGTTGAACGCGAATACCAAACCGCTGCAATCGATAAGACGTTCGAATACCTGAACGCGACGACAGGTGACGGTCTTGTGCTAATGCCCACAGGCACTGGCAAGTCACATGTCATCGGCGGCATTATTAAGCGCGCCTTGATGCACGGGCCGAACCGTCGCATTCAAATGTTGGTCAACTCGAAAGAGATTATCCAGCAGAACTATGACAAGTTGTTGGAGACTTGGCCGGGTGCGCCGGTCGGCATCTACTCGGCTGGTCTGAACACCAAACAAGCATACATGCCGGTCACCATGGCCGGGATCAAGTCGGTTAAGTCAAAAGCCCAAATGTTCGGGCATACCGATCTTTGTTTGATTGACGAGGCGCACCGCGTTCCGCAGGACGACGAAACCGAATACCGGGCATACATCAACGAGCTACGGGAAATCAACCCATACATGCGCGTCGTCGGCTTCACGGCGACCGGCTGGCGTATGGGTCAGGGCAAGCTTACCGATCCGGGCGGCTTGTTCACTGATACCATTATCGACCAGACGCAACTACATATCTTCAATCGGTTCTTTGATGAAGGTTATCTAGTGCGGCTAGTGTCGCGCCCTATGCAAACCAAGCTGGACGTTTCCGGCATTGGCATGTCGGGCGGCGACCTGAATATGGCACAGGTGCAAAAGCGCGTTGATAAAGCCGAGATAACTTGGCAGGCGCTTCAAGAATTGGTCAGCTACGGCATACACCGCCGCAAGTGGCTGATCTTCGCCAGCGGTGTAGAACATGCCGACCATATCGCGGAAATGCTCAACCGCATGGGCTTCCCGACTACGGTTGTGCATAAGGGTGTCAAGAAAAAAGACCGTGACCAGCGCATTGCCGAGTTCAAGGCCGGGGGTAAGTGGCGCTGTATCGTCAACAACAACATTCTGACTACCGGCTTTGATGACCCCGGTATTGATCTAATCGGCGTGTTGCGCCCGTCAATGTCATCGTCACTGTGGGTACAGATGTTAGGTCGGGGTACGCGCCCGCTCTATGCAAAAGGTTTCGACCTCTCGACCATTGAGGGACGATTGCTCGCAATTGCCAATAGCTACAAGCAAAACTGTCTGGTGCTCGACTTTGCCCACAATACCAGCAATTTAGGGCCGATCAACGACCCGGTATTGCCACGGGCGGCAGGAGGTGGCGGCGGTGGTCCGCCTATCAAGATTTGCGAAACGCAACGGCTTAAGCACCGCGATAAGGGTGTGCAGGGTTGTGGCTGGTATAACCATCCGTCTTATAGGTTCTGCGAGGAATGCAGCGCTGAATTTGACTTTGCGGTCAAGTTCGGTTCCGAGAGTAGCAACGTTAGTCTCATCAGCGACGGGGAAGACAACTTCGAATGGTTTGATATCCAGTTTGTAGGGTACAGCCGCCAAATCGGCGCGTCAGGTGTCCCATACCTTCGCGTTGACTACTGGTATACGGATAAGAAGAAATGGACGGATTACGTAAACCTTGAACATACGGGGTTCGTTCAGCATAGAGCACACCAATGGTTTCTAGCCCGGTTTAAACACCCGGAATGGGGACCACCACCAACGGTTGCGGAAGCGCTCAAATACTGCAATAATAAGTACATGCGCGAACCAGTTAAAATACGGGTTTGGAAAAACAAGGAACCCTTACCCGAAATCGTCAACTATGAATACGAGTGAAAAGGAAAACTCAAATGGCACGTAGACCCGGCGCGGGCCGTAAATCCGCAAAGAATGAAGCCGCAACAGCTTTGCTTGCGGCGTTGAAGTTCGGTTCCGTTCTCAAGACGGCAACCACTACGTCAATGGTACAGGCGCACTACGTGTTCATGAACACGGGCACTGCCATCATGTTCGACGGCGTCGTTGCGGCTGGTCATCCGATCCCGGCTGACATTGCCGGTTATCCCCATGCCAAGTTGTTGGCGGAAGCGCTCGACAACACCGACAAGACGTTTACCCTGACCGTTCATGATAACGGCAATTTCGAAATCGGGTCAGACAAGTACAGCGCCCTTGTCCCGGCGTTGGAATACTCGCAGGTAATTCCGACCTTCCCGGATAACCAGCAGGTGCCAATTCGTTCGCCCGATCTATTCTTGGCGGCCATGAATAACGCACTAAAGGTCACAGTTGAAACCGGCGACGTGGTTCTTTACTCGTCCGTGCGGTTCACGGGCGGCAGCATCATGGGCACCAACGGTGCGGCAATGCTTGAAACCCGCGTCGAAGACCAGTTGCCGGAAATCATCGTTCCCCGGCAATTCGTGGCGTCAGTGGTCAAAGCGGCAGCAACGCTGAAACCTATTGGCATGGGTCTGTCAAACGACTGGACGTCATTCACGGTCTGGTTCGAAAACGGCGCGTGGCTGCGTACCAACCTATACGACAACGACACGTGGCCAACCGACGCGTTGGACCTGTTCTATCAGGCGATCAATGCCAGTCGTCCCGACATGCAACCGCTCGACCCCAAGTTGTGGGCAGCTATAAACGCGGTGTTGCCATTCACCGATACCGATCAGCGGGTTATAATCCGCCCCGGCATCGTGCGCACGCATCCCGACCGACACCATGGCGCGGCACTTGAAGTCAAGGAATGTACAACCACGTTTGACGTTGACGGCAAGCGCTTCGCGGCACTGGCAGAAGTCGCAAAGAACGGCAGCGTTCTGAACGGCTTTGAAGTTCCGCTTATGGTTGTGTTCGGTGACAACTGCCGAGGCATCGTCGCCGGGCTTCAGCCTCTCCCCGAGCCTGAGACTTCGACCGGACCAACGTCAGGTTGGGGAAGTGGTCAGCCAAGCCCACAGGAGCCCGCTAGCAAGCCGGGCGGGTCTTGGTCCATTCAGGGTAGTGTTGAGCCGCCCCCGGAAGGCAGCGCCGAGAAGCAAACGGAATGGAAGGGTGGTCCCCAGCCGGGTAATGGGTACGATCCTGAATTTCTGAGCGCGGCGCTCGACCAGCCGGAAAGCGATTTCCGCGATGACGATAACTTCATTCTGGTCAACCCCGGCGATACCGGCATTGTGCTCAACAACAGCCAGTTTAAACCGTCAACTTGGGTTGATAACTTGACCGACGAAGACGGCGGGTTTAATACCGACAATAACACTAACGGTTGGTAAGACTATGGGGCTTTTCGACGGCATAGCAATGGTATCGAAAAAGGAAGCGCATATTAAGGCGCTTCCCCCGATACCGTATACAGGTTGGAAAGCCCCATCCACGTTTCCCAATCTCTCGGCAGCGGTTAGGCTGTCGTTTGACTGTGAAACGAAAGACCCGGAACTAACGCAGGCGGGCCCCGGTTGGGCGCGAGGTCGCGGCCATATGGTCGGCTGGTCGCTGTCTGCACAAGATCGCCAAGGCAACATTGGGGAATGGTATTTCCCGATGCGCCATGAGGTCAACCCGGAAGAGAACCTAGACCCTATCAGGTGCCTACAGTTCGCACAGCACGCCCTAGGCGACAACACGTTGCCGAAGATCGGCGCGAACCTGCTTTACGATATTGGTTGGATGGCAGAAGAAGGGGTCAGCGTTCGCGGCCCCTTCCACGATATCCAGTTTGCCGAAGCTATCCTAGACAACAATGCGGAAGGCGTTGCGCTCGATACGCTGGCAGTCAAATACCTTGGTGAGCACAAGCGCACGGACAAGCTCAAGGAATGGGCCAAGCTCGCGTACGGCACGACTGACAAGACATGGCGCAGGGACATTTACCGGTGCCCGCCGTCGCTGGTCGGGTTCTATGGTGAAGGTGACGCCAACCAGCCTTTGCGCATCATTCAAAAGCAATGGCAGATTATTGCCAACGACGACCTAGGCGAGATTTACGACCTAGAACACGGCATCATTCCGCTGCTGATAGCTATGCGCCGGGGCGGCGTTTACGTTGATGTTGCTGGGGCGCACCGGTTCCGTGCCGAGCTAGAGAACGACATTACCGAACTATACCACAAGGTTGAACATGAGTTCGGTTATCGACTGGTCAACACGAAGGGCGATGAAAGCAGCGACAGCCGCCAGATTGGCAAGCTGTTCGACCATATCGGCATTACCTACCCCCGAACCAAGCCGACCCGGACAGCGCCGAACGGCAACCCGTCCATTCAAAAAGAATTTCTTGAGGCACTTAAACACCCGGTAGCCGACGCGGTATTAGCTATCCGGGAACACGAAAAGATTAAGGGCACGTTCGTTGAGAGCTACATTCTCGACAAGAATGTCAACGGCTACATTTACCCGCTATTCCACCCACTAAAAGGTGAGAGCAACGGAACCATGTTGGGTCGGTTCTCGTCATCCGATCCCAACTTCCAGAACATTCCGAGCCGTACCGAACTCGGCAAGCGCATCCGCAAACTGGTGCCTAAGCGCCCCGGTCATGCGCTATACCGAAAGAACGACTATTCACAAATCCATTACCGCATCTTGGCGCACTACGCGGTTGACGATCCCAACGGCCCATATGGGGGCGCTGAAGCGCTACGGCAGTCTTACATTACCAATCCCGACATGGATTATCACCGCAAGGTGTACATGGAAGTCGCACCGCTCATGTCGTGGTCAACGACTGACGAAGAAATAATCGCGGTCAAACGCCGCCCGATTAAGAACGTCAACTTTTCATTGCTCTATGGTGTGGGCAAGGAAACAATGGTCTATAAGTATCTCAAGGGAATGAGTGACGCCGAAGTTACGAACTTCTTTGACGCATACTATACCGGCGCACCATACGTTAAGCCCACAATGAAAGCGATTGCTGATGAGGCCGAAATGTTCGGCTACATTCGCACGTTGCGCGGGCGCAAGGTTCGGTTCAACCTTTGGGAGCAACGCGGCTTCAACAAGGAAAAGCAACCGGCGCTCAAGTACGAAGAGGCGATTAAGCGCTACGGCAGCTTCATTCAACTGGCATACCTTTACCGTGCAGTGAACTACAAGTTCCAAGGTTCCGAACCCGATATCATGAAAGCCGGGATGCTGGCTTGCTGGAATAGTGGCGTGTTCGACTATACCGGTGTTCCGCAGATTACCGTTCACGACGAACTAGGGTGGAGCCAACGCGACGAGAGCCCCGAAATGAACGAAGCGTTCCGGTTTATACAACATACTATGGAAACAACCACAAGAATGCGGGTTCCGATCAAGGTAGATAGCACTACGGGCGATACTTGGGGTGATTGTGCGTAATAGGTGTTGACGGGAGCAACGAAGCCGTTTATAACTCTAGTCAACGAAACAGGAGTTATCGGCTATGACCTACCGCCTCGTTCTCAATGAAATAACTTTCCCCGCAGCTCCTGTCGGCAAGCGTACCATTAAAACCAATATTTACGGCAACGTAGTCGGTTATGTCAGTGGTCGTCGCTTTTGGGAATTTGGTGCCGACAGCATCACTGTACAACGCGAGGCGGATATGTGGGCCAACAAGGGTTATTCCCTTGAAGCCATCCACAGCGGTGAAGCGTACGAAAAGGAAGGGCTGTTCGACTGATGCACAGAACCAATGGTGACTTGCGCTACAACCTGTTGGAAGCGGCACACAAACGCCGCACCCAATTGCGGTATGATTGGACTGACGATCTAATTGACATAGACGAGTGGTTTGACCGCAAACAGCGGCTAGAACGCTGGGTCAATTACCGGCTAGCCAAACTTACACGGCAGGCATAGAAAAACCCCCGGCGCGGCCCTGCCGGGGGTTTCCTTGCTGTCCCCGAGGGGTTGCCCACACTAGGCGAGCGCCCGGCCCGGGGTCAAGCGAACTCGGCAGAGAAATAGGAGTTGTTGCCTGACAAGACCGATGTAGGTGACCCGAGGCCGGTAACGTTGCACCTGACCGTGAAATCATCGCCGGGGCTACAGGGTTGCCACGGTGCCGAGGTGAAAGCCACATTGTTGGAATAGCCTGCCGAGTTGTTGCGGCGCACGTCGGTGCCGCAAATAGTTTCCGCACCGTTCTTGTAGATGCTAGGAAGGAGCGTACCAGTTGTGCCGCTATCCGGCACGCGTACCGCCGCTTCAAGCCTGACCATAGTCACACCAGACGGTGCGATGATATGGCCGGGGGAACCTGCGCTAAAGGCTCCCGCCGTATCAATAACCTCATTGTCAAAGGCAACAGGATTGACCGGGAATGTAAGCCCGGTCAGGTTAGCTGAAAGATTGATCGTTGTTTTCATCCTACTGCCTTTACTGACAGGTACGTGTTGTCTTTCAGCGGGCCTAGCGCCGTAGCCGAAATCTTTTGCCAATTGAGTGTAATAACGTCGCCAGCGGTAACCGGTATGTCGCGACGATGCACAGTGAGCATGTTAGACGTGAACCCGCCCGAGCTGTTGTTACGGGTGGTGTTGGTCGCAACAGGTGTACCATTGATACGAACCTGTACGCTCAACCCGGTAAGGGCAACTGCCGCCGTAATAGCTACCGATGCTTCTATGTCGATAAACGTAACACCGGCCGGAACAATAACCTCACCCGAACCGTTAGGCGCTGACCATGCGCCGGTTGCCATGACGGTATCGTCTAGCACAACTGCCAGTACCGTTGTTGCCGTCGTGGTACTCATGTCGGCTGTCAGGCCGTACAGGGCAACGCCGGTAGCTGCCGACACGTTCGTAAGATTGGCAACGACCTCGCCGCCCCCGGCCACACCCCCGGCAATCTCGCGCGTGATGGCCAGCGAGGCGGTCAGGGTGCCCCCGGCAGCGATTTCCCCGGCCAAGGTCCATGGAGAGACGATTACGCCCGCCAGAGCCCCGCCGCCGTCGATTGTTCCAGTGAACGGATAGCCCGCCTCGATACGCCCCGAGAGCGCGCCCCCGCCGTCCACGGCACCGGCAAGCGAATGCGTCACGGCTTCGATGTGGGCACCCATGGAACCGCCACCATCGATCGTTCCAACGACCGGGGGAATTTCAACGATTTCAGCCGCGCCATAGACCTCACCACCGGCACCAATCCGGGCAGACATACGAACCGAGTTCGGCTCGATAATGCCGACCTGTTCAATGGCTGGGAAGCCGTAAAGATCACGTTCAGGGCTGTATTGTTCAAGCTTGATGTATAAGCGATCATCAATGACGATCCCGTCTTCAGCAATTAGGGACGTGGTATAAATCCATTCCGTGCTGCCAAAAATTTCGATGTTATCAACCACCCTGACCGGTGTTTCAAACGTGTCGTCGGGATAGATAGACAGCCGCCAAACACTGGACGCCTCGTCCAGTGTTGGAACCGGCACAAAGTCAGTTGGCGGGTTGTTGTAGAAGCGAGCGCGCCGCGTCCATTTGATCGTATATTCACCGCCGATATCTTCGGCGTACAAGTCAACTGGCGAATATGGTTTGCGGCTATTGCCCACAGGGCGCATGCGGCTGGTCGAAACCTGCCATGGCGATTGCTTAGAGCCCCGAGCGCGGTAACGCAACTCGCGTTCCTGCAATGCGATTTCATCCGGATACTGGAAAACCTTGAACGCCTCAAAGAATGCAAAATTGCCGTTGGGTTCCATGGTCTGACCCATGGTGTTAGTCCCGTAACGACCGCGAAGCAGATTGTACAGGCGGTAGTTGTTGTCTCCTAGAGCTTCGAAATTGCCGAAGCAAAGGATTTCGCAATTTGTAGCCGAACCAATAATTACCGTGTTCGCGCCGTTAATCATTTCCGCTTCTGTCGCCGTAACGAATTTGCCAGCGGGGATATTATCAGCGTGAATGGTGATGGTGTTCAGCGTGTCCAAAATGTCGAACCGATCCCATGGGCCGGGTGCCGCAATAACCGAACCAACATAACCTTGTTCGGTGCTATCGAATGCTAGCAGCGGGCTAACGTCGCTGGGGTCGTCGGTGTTGATGCCCTCAAGGATCGCCCCGGCGAACTGGTCGCGATCAAAAGCACCGGCTACGGCGACGACGTTGAAGTATTCTGCGACCTCAGCAGTCTGACTAAGGTCAGGCACTTCGAACAGGATCACGCGCGCCGGGGTTCCCGAGGAGGGAACGACGCGGGGCGGCTGTACCTCGACCTTGACTGGATGAACTGCCCCGATGGTTTCAGTCAACGCAATGGACGTGCTGAAATCGGCATTGACGCGCGGTTGCGTCACTACACCCGTATAGGAGTACCCATTGATTTCGAACTTGATGACGTCAACCGGGTTGACCAACAGGCCATTGGCCGGGATACGAATATTGTGTGCAACCTTGCCAGCCCAAGACCGCGCCAGCATGCCGTAAAGCAATTCTTGGGCCTGTTCTGCCGCCATGGTAATCGGCACAGTGAAATCGAGATAGGCCGTGCTCGCATGTGTGGGCAAAGGTTCCTGCCCGCGTGTGGCCTTGACGTTACCGGCCTTGTATTCGTTATCAATGTCGAAGTATGTGAACGACGACTTAGCTGGGGCTGACTGGTCGTTGCCGCGAACAAGGTTCAATGCTTCCGGCGAGTTGTTGGTAATAACCGCTAGGTCATCTTCGGTAAGCTCAAGGTCAATGACAAGTTCGCCGTCTTCGTCGTAAACTGACTTGAACGTTACTTGGTCGCCCGACGTGAACCAGTTGAACCCGTACAACCCGCCAATAGTACGCGCCAACGCCCCGAGGTCGTCGCTATTGCTGACGACATAACCGTAAATCGGCATGTGGTCGATATTGACCGTAAACACGTCAGCGTCGTCAAAGCCCACATGATCAGCATAGGCGCGCATGACTTCGGCGGCAGTTGCGGCCCCGGCAAAATCCGGGGTGCTGCCATCAACGGTCGTTACGTTGGAACCGACGTCAACGAAGCTGTAATCCGCCAGCCAAAGACGGTTGGTGCGGCTGTCCCAAATCGAGATTGAATTGACCGGGAACGTGGCCCCCGCTGCCACAACGTCAACGACGTCGCCCGTGTTGGTATCGATCTTTGTAAGGACGGTTGAGCCTTCCTGCCGCGTAAGCACTAACGTTCCCTTAGACAGATCGCTGGACCCTTCCGAACTGATCGTGCCGAGCTTCGGACTTGGTCGGGGGAAATCTGCCGAAGTCCAAGCCGTAGCCCCGCCATCGCTCAACGCCACAGCATAAGCCGTTACATCATCAGCCTTGATCAGGATCGCAATGACGCGATTGTTGGTTACGTCATAGAACGTCTGATTAATTTTCTGACCAGCCGGGGCGACAAACAGGTTAGTTATAACCGAATGGTTGACTGCACCCGGATACGAGCTTGAACCTGCAAGCGGGGTCATCGTAATCCGACCAATTTCGGCGGGCGTGCTGATATATACGATTGTTTCGCCTTCGCTCACCCTACCCGGTGTTACACAGCACATGCGCCAGCCTGCTACGGTCGGATCGGTAAACCCGCCGTTGTTATGACCAGCCCAAAGCAACCGACCTGCCGCCGTGACCTCAAGAATGCCATAGCAAACAGGATATCCGGCGTTCCGTTGGTTAATCGTAACGACATAGTGTTTTGTCAGACCATTGCGGGTTAGCTTGGTCCGGGCCATAGCTCGCGCAACAGCAAACGCCGAAGCGTTATTTTCGTTAGCACCGTAAGTGATAGGGAACGTTGCTGTTACCGCGCTGTTTACCGCCGCCCATTCAGCAAACGTGCCAATGAACCCATTAGCAATGATTGTCGGGTCGTACTGTGCCACTGCGAAAGCAATTTCCGGAACGAACACGACTTCCAACGTATTGACCGTTGACATGCCAAACGCGCCGGTTTTGAGTGTGGGCGACCCCGTAGCCGTATCAACCGTTACCAGTGGCACGAGGCCGGTAGGATTTGAACTTAAACGCGTTAAGTCTGTAAAACTTGCCCGGTGTACGCGATTGAGGCCAACGGACAATTGCATAGATAGCCCGCGTTCGCCGTCGTAGGCAAAGCTCTTGCGTTGGCTAGTATTAACCACCGATGTTTCGGCGTCGTAAAACTCGGCAGTAATCGCCGGGACGCCGTTGCCATAGTCGGTAAGGTTCATGTCACGGAATACGACGCAGATAAGGCCGCGATAATTCATGTCCCGATAAACCGGGCCTTGATCTTCGCTACCGTCGAAATAGTCAAACGTAAGGCCGGGTTTAATGTTGCCGCTGAACGTGTTGTAAATTTCTTCGCCGTTTGCCCACAGTCGTGTTAATTGCGGGCGGCGACCGTCAACGGAAACGCCTTCACCGAATGACACAACGAACGTGCCGTAATAAACGTACTCACCGGGGAACTTGTGAACGGTTTCGATTATATCGTAACCAATCGGTTCGTTCTCAGTCTTCTTTTCAAGACCGTAAATACGGTCCCACATTTCGTTGAATGCTTGACCAAACAACCCCGCAAATGCACTCATCAGGACGGCCCTACATCAGCGTAACGCGGTATCCGTTCGGTTACCGTGTATTCATATGCCCCTTCAAGCCGGGGCGTGATCGGCTCAGCGTCGATAATGTTGCCAGTAATCACCCGGCGACCAATCGAGACAGGCACCGTTGTGCCATAGGTCGAAGCGGCCACCAAGCGAATACCGGGGTTTGCCGGGGTTTGTTGTTCAACAACCTTCCGCGTCACCGTTGGTTCAAAGATGACGTAAT